AAAATTTTAATACGGATCTAGGATATCTATCAGTATTTCCACCACCACTAATATCTTTATCTGTCTTTCCATATAAAGTAGTTTTATTTTGAACATCTACCTTTTTTGTATATGAATTAACTGGTTTATGACCAGTTGTTTTTTGTGGGTTGTACTTTGGTAATTTCTTGTAAAATATAAGTATCGACTCATGTGCTTTCATTGGAATCTTCTTTGCATTTAGGAAACCTGTTGCCTGAGTTTTTTCCCATATCCATTCATACCTCAACCATTCCAAATTTGAACAACCCAGTACTTTATCAAATGGGGTTTGAGCAAATAGTACAATAACACCATTTGGTTTAATCAATCGTTTGTATTGTTCCCATAACTTTGGTAAATCAATAATTGAATCCCAGGGTGCTTGTGTCGTCCCATATGGTAAATCGGCAATGATAGCATCAAATGATTGGTCAGGGAATGTTGGCATTATTTCCAAACAATCACCATTATGTGTTTTATTTATTTCCATAGAGCAAAAATAAGGGGAATTTTTCAATTCCCCAAATTTTAATCAATTATTTTTTTGTTTTAACACTATCGTATCCTAATTTCATAAAGTACTCAAAGGTATGTCCAAGTCTTTCATATATGAAATTCCAAAGATCACTAAGTAAATCGGAAAATATCCATACTAATAATGATATTGGCCAGATAAACCACCATCTAAATACATGATTTTTTAAATACCAAACATCAAACTTATTACCTTTGATTGCCATTTCTCTTCCATAGAAGAAAACCCTTACAATCGTAAATAATAGTCCAACACCTAGATAACCTAAAACACTTGCCCATGAGATAAACTTCATTACTGGTACATTACCCCAATAGTAGTTTAATACTAAGAAGGTCACAACACCAATAAAAGCAATACCACCTTGTTCTTCAACTTCGGATGCAAATAGTGCGATTAATAGTACCACCAATAGTACTGCCATCCAAAAAAAACTACCAAACAATGTCAATGCGGTTAAACCACCAAATAAACTTACCATACTTTTCTTTTTTTAATTATTAATATTGAAATACAAATATAAGATAAAAATTTTACATTACCAAACTTATTTATTTAATAAATTTCTAAACCATTTTGATAAATGTTTCTTTTTAAAATCAGTTAATCTTTTAACCATTTTCCACCACCTTAATTTAATTGATGTGTTAATTAAAAATGTTGTTAAATTAGTTAATCCAGAAAAAAATTTAAATTTCATTTTTTTGATATAATGAATTGATTTATAGTGAATTTACTTTCATCAATGTTTTGTAATTCATCTTTTAATTGTTTTTTCATTCTCGATCTGGCAGATGATTTTTCTTGTTGCCTTTCTGCTCTTAATTCTTCACGATATTTTTTTGCTCTCTTACCATGAGGTAAACCAAATTTACCGATACCTTCCTGAGAAATATCGTTTTCAATATGTACTAATTCCTTTCTATCACCAGTTATCTCATTAGCATCTAATGATAATGGTTTCATCTTTCTAGATGGTTTAGTTGAGTTGTCTTTATAACTCTTTAAATCTTTATGTGTCTTTCCCATTTAATCTTTTGTTTATACGTGATTGAAATCTTTTATGTATTTTAATACCGCAATGTCTTTAGATTTTGCTTCAATTTCAATATCGAATGTTTCTCCAAATGTTTGGATTTCTTCATATATAAAATCAGCATGTGCAGTTTTTACTACTTTGGTGTCCTCATGATGTTTTGATGATGACATATGTGTTAATGGTTTAACTGTCCATGTATTTAATGCTAATTTGAGTGCATCTTCAAGAGATTGATCTTGGAATCCAAAGTTAAAATGATGTTGGTCAAAAACAATAGGTATATTCGTATGTTTATAAACAAGATTATGTAACATCATAACTGAGTATTGATTCGGTGAATCATCATTCTCTATTGTAAGTCTTGATTTACAAGAATCTGATAATAATTTAAAATTTTCTACAAATCTACTAGCAGCTATTTCTCTTGTAGGTTTAGTGGTGTTGATGTGTATATTAATTGGATAATAGTGTGATTGATCTAATCCCATTAAGTCCATCAATTCAGCGTGTTGATTGAGTTCGTAGATAGTTTTTCTAACTACATTTTCATTTTCACTTGCAAGTACGTTAAACTGACCTGGATGATAACTAACTCTAATATCATTGTTTTTAATTTTATTACCAATTAATGTTAGATAAGATTTAATAACATTAAATTTTGGTAAGTCTTGAAATTTATATTCTGACATCCAAGGAAATGAATCAGATGATAAACGATAAACGAATATCTTCTTTTTAATGTTATAATCAAGTAATTTTAATGTGTCTTTTAAGTTCTCAATAACTATCTCTGAAACATATTCAAGACCCTTTTCTTGGAAAGTTTTTTTAACCATACCTCGGTTAACTGTAATGTAATCTTTTTTCTTTAGATTTTCATTACATCCGATAGATATACAACAATAACCAATTCTATTTTTATTTTCACTCATAATATAAAAGTTTTGTGCAAAAATAAGGTGGATTTATCAATCCACCAAATTTATCTTTGCTTGTTTCAATTCCAATTCGTATTCTTTTGGAGATTTATTTCTCAATCTATTAAACCAATCATCAGTTTTGATTTTACAATAATATAAATTATCGTTACCCTTTTTATTTGTGATAAGTCCTTTTGCAATTATCCCCTCACTTAATCCAAATTCATTTGATTTAACACGTTTAATCAAATCCATATTTAGATTTCCATCATAAACTATTCTTGGTATTCCAATATTTCCGAAATCATTAATAAATTGTCTTGGTGGAACAAATCCCTTTTTATATTGAGAAATATCAAATAAAATAGTATCAAATGTGTCATTTTCAAAATCATGTTGTCCAAAACATGGTTTTGAACCAACAAATTCTGCAAAACAAACAAATGATTGAATATTTCTATATTCTTTTGATGTAAAAATTGAACTCAGACTATCGTTATATTTTTCTTTGAATATTTTGACCGCCATACCAAATTGTTCACTATTTTCATCAATCATCACATTCCTAGTACCAAATTTATAAAACCCTCTTTTTTTACTCCACTCAGAACGAATGTTTGAACCATCCAATTTATCAAATCCAATTACTGGTATGTTCCAATAATCCCCATAATATGGTATAGTGTTATAACTTTTCATTTAATTTTTTTACTCATGTTCTATAAATTAATTTATTATTTTTATCATATATTGATATACAAGTTCCCTGACCAAATGTCCAAGCAAATGTAAAATCATTATACTTCATTAATAAACTTGAGAAATTTTTTGTTAAATCATCAACTGGGTTAACCTCATCTCCATGATGTTGTACAACATCTAATACACCATACATTAAATTCCAAGGATGTGGTTGATAACCATTATTATGACATACATCATTCCATCTTTGGTCATGTTTATCAATTAATTTTAATAAGAAAGTTTCAAATGATTTTTCATCATTAAAGAATAAACGAGTACGTTTAATATTTCTTTCTTTTTTATCCTGAATATCTTTTAAAGATTTTCTTAAACGTTTAATAAATTCAGAATCTTCCAATTTATTTTTCAAATCATCTAACATTTTTTTCATTTTATAATTTAAATGTAGGTTCAAGCCATAATGGATTATTATCTGCTTGTACCCTTGTGAATATATAGTTTCTCAATGCAGGGAAATCACCCAAGTAATCCAATGTATCAATTGTACTATATTTTAAACACTTATACAACTCATCACGGATTCTTTCACCTGATACCACACCCATTTTTTTTCTATAATCATATGTGATGATTGTTCTCATCATATCCTCTGGAATGATTAATCCTTTGGTTATAGAAAATCTAATTGCTCTCAAAATTCTAAGAGGATCGTCATCAAATGTTATATTACAATCCAATGGTGTTCTAAGGATTCTATCTTTCAAATCTTTCTTACCATTAAAGAAGTCAATTATTGTTCCATCCTCATCTTTTGCCAATGCATTCAATGTAAAATCTCGTCTTTCAAGGTCATCATATAATGTACCAGGTTCAACGATTGGTGTTCTTGTACCAGGTATATAACCAATCTCTTTCCTGGCCATAACCACGTCTGCAACACCTTCATATTTGTGATCTTTTGGAAACTTTGCTCTGATTGTATAACAATCATGAGTTATCAAAAAGATTTCAAACTTTTCATTTGTTAAATGTTCTATCAAAACATCAAACATTTCTGTTGCAGTTTTAAACTTGGATAATAACTCTTCATTTGGAACTGCAACATAATCAACATCCTTAGATTTTAATCCAAGAAGTTCATCCCTCACTTTTCCACCAACCTCATACATTTTAAATAACATATTTTTATTTTTAATCTTTAAATTCATTAATCAAATCAAAAAAGAATTTAGGTATTGATAATTTAATGTTTTCTTCTTTTTCAATTTCAACTAATCTGTTTATTTGAGTCTCAGATAACCAATTCAAACTTCTTTGTGGATATATAGCACTAAGAAAAGTTTTATTCTTTTCATTCGACATTTTTGAACTAAACTTTAAACAAGAACCAAAAATAGGATGTAATCGTTCTATATTTGAATTTTTAACCTGTGTATCAAGATATAGATATATCTTACAGACATTCGGGTTTTTTAAATTGTTTTCCCGATTATTCAATTCAACTTTACAAACTTTTGGATTACCCAAATAATCAAAAATATTTTTTCTGTCAATAATTTTTGTTATACGAATCATACTTGTTATTTATGGAGCAAAAATAAGGGGAATTTTTCAATTCCCCAAATTTATTTTTTAATTAAAGATATTGAGACAATATTTCTCTTATTTCAGATAATGAAGTTTCTTTAACCAAAACACCATCAAAAATTGTCTCTAATTCACCAGTTCCTTCTTTTTCCCAAGAAACATTATCTTGAAGATAATATTCACCATTTTCATTTTTACCGACATACAAAAGACCTCTTGCAGATTTCTTTGTACCATCATCAGTAATTGGGTCTTTAAATATTACCCTTCCGATTACTTCAGGAACATCCATAGTTCCAACTTCACCAATTGATTTACCAATATTTGTTGTTAATTCAACATAAGTTGCCTTAACTGCTCCACCTTGGTTATCTCTGGTTGCGTAACCCATTGAATATGAACCAACACCCAATACAATGTTTGTTGATGCAAATCCTTTTGCTTCCAATCTTCTACAAATTTCATTTGCACGTTCCAATGTTATTGAATCTCCATAGATTACTCCAATATGAGGATCTAAAACCTTATATCCTTGGTCATTTACAGTACCACCGAATACATCCCAAAGTAATTCGATTACACCTTTTTGTTCAGGTTCTAAATCACTTTTACCATGTCTTTGATTGTGAAGTAACGCGTCTTCTCTATTGTTTTCATAGGAATCTGTGTTTTCTTTAATTGTACCACAAATAATATCTACTGGGTCACCACTATCAGGTCTGATTACCAACTTACCATCTCTTGAAAGAATTAGGTCTTTAAGTGTTGTAACAAATTCTGTACATACTTTCCAAAGGTCATAAGAATCACTTACCAAACTAACAATCCCTGTTGGATATTGTGTTAAAATTCTTTTGAAGGATTCCAATTCATTTTCTTTACCATATGATGTACAAACCGCGTGCTCACTTGCTGGAACACTAAATCCAACGTTTTCTGAATTATAATAATATTGTGACGCTTGTAATGCAGGGATTGTATCAGTACCATAGAAACTAGTCAAAAAACCTAAACCTGAAGATATTGCACTTTCAGGATGTTGCATCCCTCTGAAACTAAAATCATGACCTTGGAAATTAACAAACCCAAGATTATTTTTATCGGTTTTCTTTGCCCAATCAGTTAATATTTTTTTATAACCAAATGCCAATGATGCGGAATGTACTGGTTTCCATATCAAACTTGAAATCAATGTTTCAAGGAAGTTTGGTAACCAAAAGAACTCAGGGTGAGTATTATATATTGTTAATATTGGTATTTTTTCACCAACAACAGTACCTTCTTTCAAGGTCTTAACACGAATAGGTAAATAACCCAAATCATGAAGTTTTTCAAAGTGTGTAACATCATAGTCACAACCCAAATAACTTGAAAGGTATTTCTTAGCTTCACCAATAACTTGTTCTTTTGGTTTGTTAAAGAAGTTCTTTCTATAAATTTCATCAATATACTTCATTGTATACTGAGCACCAAACACAACTATTTGTTTTGCGTTTTCTGGCATATATTTCACATTTCTTAATGTGAAATTAGAATAAACACAAGTTGTATTCTCCGGGTACATTTTGTGATGAGAGGTTTTATAACCATCTGTTAATAACAAGGGATTCTTTTCCATTTTTTACTTTTATTTTTATTGTTTATAATGATACAAATATAATGTTTTATTTATTATTTTCCAAATTATATTTTTAATATGACATGAATGAAAAATGTTTTTGTTTTGCCGGTTCAACACTATATTGAACATGTTTGACGTTATCATCCTTATCTGTTTCTTCAATAATGAATGTATCATTAGATAACACAGTTAAGACTTCACCAAGATATACCTCATTTACATAGAAATCATCACCAATTGAATCCATTGTTATTTTTCTTGGTGACATACTTGCATCACCTCTATATAGTTCAATAGTATTATTTGGTTGTTTGGTGATAAACACATTAAATTTATCATCCAACATTTTAATATTGAATACATCTTTAAAGTTCAATGGATCTTCATTGTGAATATTAACTTCATCAATTACCGCATTGACAATATCAACAGATATCGTTTCCAATGTTGAAATGAAATCAACTGTACATTCTTTAAGATCTTTGTATACCAATCTATCTTCAACAATTTCTGTAATAACAGATAATGTTAAATCCTTATATGTCTTCAAATATCTGATACGACCTGGACGTTGTAATAGGTTTGAATTAACATATAAATTGTTTGTTGTGAATAAGAACACCTTACGATAACCATTATCCAATGCACCATCCATGATGGTTAGGATTTCTTCATCCTTATTTTCTCTTTGATTAAACACCTTTTCAAATTCGTCAACAAAAATAATAACATTTTGTTGAATATCATTAATGAAATTTGGTATTCCATTAAATCCTCTATGGATAATGATAACTGGTAATTCTAAAAGATTACATATTTGTTTTGCAGTAACTGTTTTCAGGTTTGTTATCCCATTGGCTTTTTATCCGATGGTTCTATAACTTTCTTTTCGTTATAGCTCAGCATATATTTTCATCTTCAACTTTATTTGGTAAGATGTCGAGTACTCGTGGAAGGATTATATTTATTCACCTTCTATGCGTTACACTGTCTTTATACCTTTCGAAATTATAAAGATTAGCACGGTATTCCCAATTTCAGAGTTCACCGTTTTTACTCGATAATAATTCAGTTGATTTCTCAACTGAACGGCAATAATACAAATAGTTTTCTCTTTTACGTTCCAAAAAAATATTGGAACTTTTAAATATATAATCAGCGAAAATCTTAGATTTTTTAATACCTAAACTAAAGTAAAAAATTTCAGGTGAATGTCGTTTGTCATGTAAAATTTTTGTTTTTATACCGGAATGTATAATAACATTTTCTAACATGTTTTTTGTACCTAATAATGTGATACTCAATTTTTTTACTGAGGTCTTATTTGTTAAGATACAACCATCACCATCAAAATATCCTCTAATAAAATGAGATATTAAAAACTCCGGAACTTGATTAAACGTTGGAAATTTTACTGTTAATGATTTTTTAGGTGTTATACCTAATTCAATCAATCTTTGTTTAAGATGTTTGTTAACAATTGAAAATCTACATCTAAATGAATCGAGTTTGATATTATCTTCATATTTTAAAAATTTAGCAAACTTTTTTAAATGTTCTAAATCTTTTAATCCTAACGATAATTCAAAATCATTTCTATTTGAATGAATATAACCATCAGCGTAAATAAAACCTAACCAATATGCCTTTTCTTCAGTATCAATTTTATCAAATATTTTATCATCAAATTTAGTTATATTTTGATAATTTATAATTTCAATACCACTTTTTTTAAAGTGTTTTGATAATGTTGTAATAGTAACATTTGTTAATTTACTAATTTGAGATAACGATAAACCATCTTTATATAATTTAATGGCATCATTAATATCCCAACTAATAATATTTTGTCTATTGATTACATCAACTCCGGATTTTTTTAAATTTCTAAGAACTTCGTGAATACTAATGGATAGTATCCTTGCGATTTTAGTCGCACTTAAACCTGATTCATACATTTCTTTCATATTTATATTTTACTATAAATATAAGAGAAAACTAAAAAGTATTAGTATTTACCAGTACCTTTAACCCCATTCATAAGGATACCCAAGTTTGAATTGGTATTATCGTATGTTTTCTTAACACGATTAATGAAATTGGTTTCAATACCATATACCTTAGACGGAAGTTTAAATGATCCATCAACAAGTGTGACATAAAATTCACCAGTTTTTTCATTTAGATTTAATTTATAAACCCCCTTTTCTAATTTTTCTACGTTCTGTGAAACTTCTCTAATGTAGAAATCATTAGAGGTCTTAACCCATTGATTGTTCATTTATTTATTGTTTATAATGATGCAAATATAGGTAATAAATTTTAATTACCCAAATCTTTTTTTCTTTTTAATTTAAATGGTTTTCTTACTTCCTTACCATTAACCAAATTGTTTTCTTTTCGATAAAATTGTTCTTGTATCAATGTCGTATACGCACCTCTAAAATACTTTTTTTTTGATAAAAAATTTATAATATTAGACAAATGACTATCTGTAAGATCTTTAATAAGAATACGTTTACCTTCTTGGGGTGTCCAATAATTAATTTCTCTTAATTCAGAATGTTCCATAATTAGATATTTAAATCCAATAATAATGTGTCTAATGTATTATATAATGGAATGTTATATAACCAACAAAATATTTCAACATTTCCTTTTCTACAATATCCATCAGGACAAACAACATAAATTTTACCAGAATCTTTATGTGCACCCAATTCCATCATAGAAATTATTGAGTTTGTATTTGGGTCAAAATACATAACAATAATATCTGCATATTCTAATGCGTGTAACTCCCAAGTTACTTGTTGAAAAAATTGCGGATTACTAAATTTTTGTTCCCATGATGAATCCCAATCCAATCGTCTAGGATTGAATACATCAAATCCATTATTATTAAATGTTTTCTCTAATGGTGTTTGCCAATCTTCTGCAACTCCCATTTCAATTGATCCGGCAAGAAATACGGACTTTTTATCCCTATTTCTTAATGCTATATTTTCCGGTGCTCTGTATATTGCCATATTATTAATTTTTTTCTAAACTGTTAGGAAAATACAACAAAGTTGGGTTCTTTTTTTGAACATTGACCCCATGATATTGTTTACTAAAATTCAACATATCAAATTTCTTTGTTATTAAATGATAACCATTCTTAGTTGGAACAATATGTTCAACCTTATCACCTTCTGGTTTTAATTTACTTAAATCCAATATTAATTTATTAATATATTCATCATCCTTGGTGTCTATATCTATAATCCATCTCTTTTCATGAGTTTTTAATTGTCCTACAACACTATCAAATATGTTTTTTTGATTATATGAACCACATTTAATTCTCTCAACTAATTCACCCATCAAATTTAATGAAACATCTCTATGGTTTTGTTTTTGTACATGAATATATGCTCTCGCCTTAAAAACTTCACATAAAAGTTTAATTTCATCATATCTTAAATCAAGATATTCAATACTTTCTACACAATATGTTTTTATTGTTCTTACAGATTGATGATTATTTCTTTCTTGTTCTGGTTGGTCTTTCTTACGTTTGAATACATACAACATATAAAAATCCCCCGGATTTTCAAAATTCAGTAAATTCTTTATTATGTTTATATTATCTATCATAAAGCAAATATAGGTAAATTATATGAAATAAAAAAATCCCCGAAGGGATTTCTTTATGATTTTTTTTCAACTCTTGAAATTAAACGAAATTTTCGACCATTATAATTAAAGAATGTTTGATCTCCTGCGTTTTCATTCGTACTCCACGTTTCAATGAAACCTTCTTTCCCTTCTAATGGTTTTGTAACCGCCTTTTTCTCTGTGAATTTAATGTAACCCATAATCTCTCTCTCCATATAGTGAATTTTTATCAAATATAGTAAAAAGATTCCATAAAAAAAAATCCCCATCTTTAGATGGGGATCTTCAATAATTAAATTTATTTTTTAACTTCTATTACCTCTTCTGTTGGTTTTTGGACACTCATCATCTCCATTAACTTTAAACCCAACAAACCATCCATTGGTGAACCACTATTACCACCTGAAATAAGAACTTCAGGTATAATTTTGATTTTGTTCTTACCAATTTCTTCTGTAATTTTAAACTTACCAAAGTTATCAGAACCCATTGCTTCAACTTGAAGTTTGTATGCCTCAGCGGTTGCCTTACCAACACTTTCAATAGCAGTTGCTTCCGCTTTACCTACCTGTTCTTTTTGATATGCCTCAGCCTCAGCCATCAACTTCTTCTGTTTAGATTCCGCTTCCGCCATCAATACCTTTGCTTTGGATTGTGCGTTTGCATTTATCTCCACTGCTTTCGCTTCACCCTCAGAACGTTTAACCGCTGCTTCCGCTTGACGTTGAGAGATTTCAACTGATTGTTGTGCGGATACCATTTGACCTTGCATATCAGCCAATGCCTTTGCAGATTCCAATGTTTTACGTTGATCTTGTGCTTGTTGTTGAACATTGAAGGTCTCCTTTTCTTCCTGAGCAATCTTTCTATCAGTTAGAGTCTTCATCAAAGATTCTGGTGGTGTAATATCACCAATCAATGTATCAACAGCGTGTACATTATAATCTTCCAATACTTTACTGATAGACATTTTTGCTGCGTCTTGTCTAGATTGACGAGTCGATAGGAATGAAATAACATCAGAATCTTGTGCCGAGTTACGGAAATAGTTACCGATAGTTGGTTCAAGTACTTGTGATACCAAGTTCTGCATCGAACCGAAACGTGCAATTACTTTTGGTGCGTCAGGTGCTGGAATGTGAATAATTTGTGAAACGTCCAAATTGAATGGGAAACCATCTTTAGAACGTACAGTAATCGTACTCAATCCTTTATCCAAATTATGTGACTCTGTACGAGCGTTTGCCCAATTCAGTACAAGGTTGGTTGTAGGTACAATTTCAATCTTTGTTGTATAGGTATTGATTGCGTATTTACCTGGGTCTAATGGTGTTATACATACACCTTTTTCACCTTTCTTAACAATGTTACCATGTTTGAAACTATCACCTGTTAAATCCTTTCCTTCATTACCTACATATGAAATTACAACACCCACATGACCGATAGGAATTTGTGTCATTGCAATTTTTTCAATCTCAACAGCCCAAGGATTAAGGGAATAGTTACCTGCTTGAATAACTTGTTCCTGTAAACCTCTTTGACCACCATTTGCCAAGAATTTATCAAAATCCTGATAGTTTTGGTGACCATCTACGATTTTACCTGCGATGTTACCTGTATCCAATGGTGTACCATCTAAAGCGGTTATAATACCAATCATACCATCTTCAATGTTTATAATATCAGCACCATACACCTCAAATAATTTGGTATTAATACGATATGTACCATTGTTCAAATAACCAACTTGTTTACCTCTTTGACCACCATTAGTTAAGAACGCACCGGCATCTTGATAATTATCAGATTCAACATGTCGTGCTAAGATAGCACCTGTTGGTAGTTGACTACCATCCTTTGCCGATACAAGACCAATTTTTCCTTTAGGTATTACTGTAAAGTCAGCAAGTTCAATAATATATTGCCAAGGAAAGTAACCCCAACCTAAGAAACCCGGAGCCAATGTTTTCGCCTGATAACCAGGTTCACCATTTAAGGCGATAATCTTACCATCCGGTAACGATTTGTTGGTACCAAACAAGACAAACTTCTTTGTAACCAAACCAATTTTATCTTCTGGTATAATAACCATACCGAAAAGAACTCTTAACGTCCATTTATAACAAACGATCGCTAACAATGGGAAAATAAATCCCCAATAACTCGAAATAAAACTTAACACTTTAACCATAACTGTTTTTTTTTGTTTAATAAAAATTTTTAATTAATAATATTGAATTACAAATATAAGGTAAATAAAATTACCCACCAAATTATTTTTAATCGTCATCTAATTGACCTAACATTAAAAAAGAAAATAACACATATATAACCTTATTAAATTGACTCCAATGAAATAAATCATAACTACCAGTGAAAAACCAAAATAATAAAAACCAAAATCCAAATGATACAATGATTGATAATATTAGAGTTATAAATTTGAGAATTTGTAATAAAAAATTTTTCATGTTATTTATTTAATTCTTTAAAATAATCTTGTATAGTTAAATTATCCCAACTAGTTTTATTAGGGTTTCGACTAGAAGGACTGAAATACTGATTTACAGCATTGATATAAAAAGAATGTTCACCATTATTAAAGACTTCCCAATTTTCATTGGTAAAAAATCTTTTAATATTCAATTGTTCTAATGCGAGATTATCGAATGAAACAACCTCAAATTTAGAGAATAATTTATGAACCCACCAATACCATTCCTTGTGTGTTTTTGAGGTTAAATTGACCTTCCCTTGATTAAATCCAAAGTCTTTTTCACCTAGTATTAATATCTTCTTAACACCTTTGGTTGATAAATCTTCAATATCTTGATATGTGTCGATACCTGATATAACATGAAAGACAGTATTAGAATATTCCAATATATATTTAGGTATATCGAATTTCAATTCACTTCTATATGAAATCCCTAAACCTTTTATGTAATTTTTTTCAATTACTGATGCAAGACGAAGAATATCTCTTTTGATATGACCTTGGTTAATTGTTAAATTACAAATAAATCCTTGGTAATGACACCAAATTAAAAAGTTATGTAACTTTTCACTTAATTCATTTGAACCGATAGCCAATTCAATACCTTCTGGTAATCCTTTAAGTTTATCTTTCAATATTTCAAAATCACACTCCTTACCATCGGTTGTCGCAGATTCATGACAAAATGAACAGAATGATTTACCTGTACTTGGATTAAATCCAAATGCACATTTTGTACTTACACGAATATCAATGTTCAATGGATAATCCAATTTTAAGTTATCCTCAAATTGGATTATCCTTGTACCATCTTCAAACAATTCAATACCTGCATTACCATTTTGGTATGTTGCGACTTTATTCATCAATTTTATTTATTGAAAAATTAACAATTCTATATTTTGTTTTGTCCTTTAAAATCTCTTCTTTTAACAATTCTCTCCTTTTAATGTAGTCATTACAGGATTTATATTCATCATTTGTTTCTTCCAACATTCCTTGAATAGAATATATTGTACTTTCTAAAATAAAGAAAATCGTATTTGTTGAATAATCTTGTTCAATATGCCAAGTATGTTCAAAATAATTATTTGATCTAGTAATTCTAAAATGAAAATCAGAATCATCCACAAATACATTATTAGGTGATAATATCTTTTTATCTAACAATGAACTAATCCCATCTTCAATTTCTTCAGATGAAGGTTCATTAATAAATTTTGTGGTTTTATCTAAACCCTCAATTACCAATTCATATTTATATTTTGGTAATATCATTCTACCACCTTTAAATTCAGGTACATGGTAGAATGTTGGATCAGGTGAACTATTATCGTTACCACCAAAAACCCAAGAGTTTTTGTTAAAGATAAAATTCCTTAATTCTTCTTTACTACTTGGTGCAATACCACAAGATTCATGGTCAACATAACCACCTTCAACATTTGCAAACACATCTTCTGCACCTGTTTGTTCCATTATCACTTCTCTAAGTGTGTCCGAAACACCATTATAGGATTGGGCAACATAATTTGCTTTAAATAAAGCATCATTCGATTTAAACCACTCCCAACCGAATTCACCACCGGTTAATGTTACAATGCCATCTTGGTCAGGATAAATTGTGTCTAAAACAAATTCCTTTGTTTCATCTGCAATTGAAATACTATGTGAACTTGAACTATTTGTTTCAAATACACCACTTCTAATAATTTTTCTTTTCATTTTTTTAATAATTGAATGCAAATATATATGTTTAATTTTAATTAAAGAAATTTTATAATCCTAATTCTTTTAATTGTTTAATTGTATTTTTTGTTGAGGTATGTAATATACCTATTCCACCTGTATTAATCCAATCATTGATGTTAACTTGTCTATCATCAATTAATATTGAATCAGGACTTGCAAATTCTTTTTTTCTGCTAGCACTTCTTAAAATTAAATCAACACCCGGTAATTCTCTTTGTCCCCACAATTTCTTTCCAACAATTGAACTATGATCTCTTGTAGGGGCGGATAATAATTTTGGGTTATATTTTTTTACATACTCCCACAATTCTTTACCATCAGATGTCCATTTAAGATTATTCCAATATTTTACTCCCGCTTTATTTATTGGTGCAAAAAACTTTGCATCACTTCGATGTGTCTTACCTATGTTAATCCCAGTTAAATCATAATAACCTCTATTGAAGTCAACAAGAACTCCGTCAAGGTCAACAAAAATATTATATGTTTTTTCCATAATACAAATATATGAAAAAAAATTCAATAAAACAAAAAACCCACATAAAATTATGTGGGTTTTACTTTTTGGTTTTTAGGGATTATTCTGCTGCTTGTCTTAAATGAGAGTTGTTTCCTTTTACTTGTGCAACAATAACGGGTTTTCCGTTAACGTTTCTAAGAATAACATAATTTCCATCTTCATCTTTACCAACCTGTAATGGAACACCACCTTTGGTTTCAAATTCAGATAGTTTATTATTATCCATTGACACAACTTTTCCTTGGTTAGAAAAATCATCATGTTGTTCAATTATATTTGTCACGATGTTTGCAACATCTGATTGTTTTAATTTTATAACTTTTTTCATTTAGTTCTTTTTATATAAATATCTTGGATTATGTCTTTTTCTTATCAAGACCTTTTTTTTGATTCATCTTACGGGTTTTTTTACCCATTTGAACTCTATTCTCTTTTTTTCTTTCCCTTTTTGTCATATTATTAAATATTTAAAAAATGGAAAAAATATGATTATCCAACGATATTTTTTGTAGAATCTGTATGATGATCATCAAACATTTCAGATTTTATCTCCCTTAAATCCATCAAAGGAATAATTTCCCTTTTCATACTATATGGTCTGAATTCAGGATGTCCATCCATTCCAACATCCATTCTTTTACCCTTACCAAATTTCAATTCATTTGGAAGATGTACATGACCATGAAGATGAATATGTCCTTTTCTTAAACCATCCCATGAACTGATCGGATAATGCATAAGTTTGAAGTTACGACCACAATATTGAATGGTATTGTAATATGATGTTGTGAGAAATAAACCTCTAGTACCTTCCTTATTACTTTCAATATGATGGTCATGATTACCATATATCAAATGGATATTTTTACATACCAATCTTTTATGGAATTCAGATATTTGTTCAATACCACCAAATGACCAGTCACCCAAACAAATCAATATATCATCTTGACCAGCAACATTATTAATATTATTAACAATTGTCGAATTCATTTCATCAAGATTTTGAAAATCTCTTGTTTGACTTATTGGTACTTTCCAATCTTCAGTTCTCCAATTCGTAACACCACGACATATATTTTTGTGGTTAAAGTGTGGGTCGGAGAAAACCCACACATTTTTATTATCTTCTATCTTTATCATAATTAAAATGGATAAACTTCATTACCCTTTGTGTTTAACAATTGTTCTTTTGGTTTTTTCACTTCTTCAATGATTTTAGCCATCACATCAAATGGTATAGGTAACATCATTGGTGAAGTTTCAGAATCGTCAGCCAACCAAGCTTGGATATTTTTTGAATCATCAAATTCTCTAGAGATTGCAAATTTATCATTCGTTTTCTTACTCAAGATGAAGAATATTCTGTGAGTATTTTGATAACGTTTGTAATGTGACTCTTGTGTGACACACCATTTGGTATTTGCACCATATGATTTTGAAGCTTCATAACTTAATGGTGTTAATACTAACCAATCATCAGTTTCATAAAGTTTAATAACTTCTTTCTCAAGACGTTTCAACTTAACTGTTTCCTCTGCCTTCTTAACTGCAATATCCAACTCTTCAAAAGATTTGTATTGAGTGATATCAAGTTTTTCCAAACGTTTTGCCTTGGAATGTTCTTCAAACAAATGAAGACATTCAGATTCTTTTTTTGTTAAGAAGTGAGAAGCTAATTCTTTTTTAACTGCATCAATATCAACTTCTTTCTTAATTGATTTGATAATAAAATCTGTATACTTGTAAGTACTTGTTGGATCTAATCCAATAATAATGTCTAAAAATGAGACATTCAACTCTGGGTGTTGTTTACGAAGTTCATCAATACGTGCCATAATTATATTTTTATTTGTTTCGAGAGCAAATATAGGAGGAAATATTTAAATGGCAAAAAAAATCCTGATTTCTCAGGATATTTTTTTTATTTTTTTCTCATAACTTCTTTTATAACATTTTCTATCGCTTTACTAACTATACTTTCATGAAGTCGTGGTACTCTCTCAACGTCTGATATACCATAGTTCGCAACATTTAATATTTCACTTACTGGGTAATCTTCAATTTCTGTTGATATGTCCCCCAAAGTAGCGACAAGTGATGATACTATTGATGGGTTGTCCATTACTGTATATGAATCTGAAAAATCATTTTTACCAGGAGGATAATCATAACTAGTTGTATTTGTCGCAACAAAATCTTTCAATAGTTGCATACTACCTTCAATAGAATCTTCTGTTGGTTTTTTTCTTGCAAATAAAATTGAAAATTTAATTTCCCAAGAATATGTTTTATCTAAATTATTTTTACCATGTATAGCCAAGTTAGACATTATTGTTACATCTAAATTTTCAGGTGCGTGACGATATTTTTCTAATTTATATATTGGTGTTAAACCCACATATTTCGTTCTATTCTTTTTTGTAGGGTCATAGTTACTATATTTTTCGTTATATAATCTTGCCATAGGGTAACTTTCTCTATATGCCAGATCTTCCGGTAAATCATCTTCTGTTGCCCTTTCTCCTGATGCCTTTTTAAAATCATTAGCACTTCTATAAGAACTTAATGAATGTGATTCTAAATTAATTTCATCATTATTTACTTTATTATTTAAATAACGATTTGTATATAATTCATCATCAAGATGAAGTAGAGGTAATGACAAATATTCAAACGTCCCCCCCAATTTTCCATCATAATTAAAATATTTTTTAACTATTGGGTTAAATCTTCTTCTAATACTTTCTGTTGCTGAATAATTTTCACCAGAATGTTGATATGTCTTTCTTGTATTTTCGATACTTTCACCACCTTCTAATGGTACAATTATTCTACCCGCCTTTTGATAAGGCCAGTTATATGGTAAACTGTCTTCTGTTAAATAAAAACCACCATCACCTTCGAATTCTTCTTTTAATTTTTCTAATAAATCACGATGTGTTTCTTTAAATTCTTCAAGATTTATCCCTTTAGTAAAAATAATTCTTTTAAGGGGAGTATCTTCAGGATTTTCTGGATTATCTAATAAATCCCAACCAATATGTGCGTTTTGTTTTTCTTTAGTTTGTTGTGTTCCTTTACCTTTAGTAAATTTTTTTTTCATTTCAGGATCAAAAATTCTTCTTCCACCTAATGGAAAATTTGACCATTGACCCATCTCATCCAATTCATTCTCTTCTTGGATTATTTTTAATAAATTTTTTTTTGTGATTTCTTTCATTTTTAATTTTATATATAAATAGTTTATTTTAAACGTTTGTTTTAGTTTGATTACTTATTTGTTTGGAGATATAATTTACTTTACTTGCAATTTTACTAATTTCAGTTTCATAATTAGTTTCTGCGGCATATCTCTGATTATCTTTATTAACAAAATTTTTAAATAAATCACTAGCAGTTTTTCCCTTTCCAATATATGATCTAGCAATTAATAAGAAATATGTATTAATCGCCATTTGAATTGAAGGAAATTCCTTAGTACCGGTTTCTGTATTACCAACGTTGAATGGATTTTTCGTTCTGATTGGTTTTGCATTAGGGTCTCTACTTAAACCACCCTCAATGGTTAATTGTGATAATGCTAATTCAGGTGGAACATATTTATGATATTCATAATATGCTTGTTTTGCACCATATGCCAACATATCCCCACTTATTCCTGCACTTGGGTTAGTTGAATTAAGATATGTTTGACAAATTTTTGAATATTGATCATATCCTTCTTTTGTTGTTAAATCTAAATCGGTAATATTTTCTCCACCTCCAGTTTTAACAACATCAATATATTTACTTAAATCATCAGGTGTAATACCTTTTGCTCTTAATTTTTCAATTAAAACTTTTATCATTGCAGGTGTGATAACAGATTTTGTTATATTGATCATGGAATCCAAATTGAAACCACTTTTATCAATATAATCTAATGGATCAACTAGTTGACCATCTTTTTTTAATTCAAAATGTAAATGTGCCCCAGTTGAAAGTCCAGCACCTTTATCTCCTTTATTACCACCACTAACACCAATAAAATCACCTTGTGATACAGTTTGTCCGGCAGATACATTAATTTCTTTTAAATGACAATATCTACTTTGAAAATGATCATCATGTTTAATTGTTACAGTACCACCGCACGCACCATTTGTAAATTCTGCGTTTGTAATTGTACCATTTGCAGGAGATTTAACTTTTGTACCGGACATTGCTCTTAAATCAACACCAGGATGTTTAGCTTCATGATTATTTGACGCACCAAAAGGTTGAGTTACAGTTGTTGATGGTAAAGGTGATTCTAATGCACTTTCATTTAAACTATCAGATATGTTATTATCTTTTTTGAATTTATTAACTGAGTTTGCGGTTTCAGGTCCGAATAATCCATCTACACCATATTGTGGTAATGCGTATCCAAGAAGTGTTAAACCAATTTGTACGGTTTCAACTTCTTTTTGGTACTCCATAGTACCCAATTTTTGTTGATAAATTGGGGAATCAATATTTTCTAATGTATTAAAAAAATCACCAACATCATTAGTAACATAATCTGCTTTCTTTGGATCATCAAATTTTCTCTCTTGGTCTTTAATATAATCACCAAAATGTAATATTTTATCTAAAAACCCATTTTCAGTTAATATTTTTTTTCCATATGTTAAGGTGTGAATTCTTTCTAATTCTTCTCTTAATGTCAGTTTTCTCATAATATATAAATATAAAGAAAACTAAGTTTATTTTATAGTTTTTTTATCAAATTAACTATTTTATTCTTATGATTGGTTTGTTTTAACCCTTCCGTATCTTTACAAAGTATAAAATTACCATTTTCTAAATACTCATGCAATGGTAAATCATCTAGTATTACAAAATCAAATACTTTATGTTCTTTAATGTATAAATCAATTTCATGTGCACGATTTTTAGTAATATTACTAATTGAAATTGGATGATCACCAGTAACATCAACTGGTGATTGTTTAACTTTATTCCACTTAAATATTTTATCCAATTCTTCTAAAGTCCAATAATGTCTCCAATCTGATGATAAAACAATTTTACATTCTGTTTCTTGTAAAATTTCATTTAGTATTTTAACACACTTTTTATTGAAATGATATGGAATTCTCATTTCTTTTGCATCAGGATTTTTTAACCAAAATTTCATTTGACTTTGCATCATTTCATAATGTGTTGTTATTACACCATCAATATCAAGAAATATCGTTACCATTGTTTTTATTTTTTTTTAACGCTTCAACAAATTTATTTGCGGTATATTGTTTACCATACATGACTTCACCAAGTTTTGTCCATTTTTCAATTTCTTCTGATGTCATTTCATGACTTATTTTACATATCTTACCATCAGAACCATCCAAGGATAAACTAAAATTTTTCATAGTGGAAATATATGGGACATTGTAATGAATACCCAATTCTCCATCAATTATTTCATAATAACCAAACCATTTAACTTCTCCAATATTTACACTTCCATACTTCGTAAAATGTACATATTTTGAACCGGGTGTAAATCCTAAATCATTATTCATTTTTTTTTAATTTATTTAATCTTTTTGTTTCTAACATTTTTTTTATTGACTCTTCCGATGGTTTTATACCTAAATGTGATTCTCTAAGTTTTTTTTTAGTTTCATCTGAAAAAATTTTACCTGTATTACTTTTACTAATTTTTTCTTTCCATTCTTCACTTTTTTTACGACCTTTTAACGAATCACTTCTTTTTTTTCTAGTTTCTTCGGTAACAATTCTATTTTTATTAGATTCTATTAAGTTTTTCATACCCTCTTCAGAATATTTAGGTTTTTTTCGTTTATCTAAATTTTTTAATCTACCTAATCTGGCATTTTCAATATGCTCCGGTGTTTGTTTTCTTCCTTTTTGTTTTTCACTGATTTTTTTTCTACTTTTTTCTGTATGTGTCCAACCAGTTATAGTATTACCTAATCTAATTCTAATTGCATGACATGCGCCATAATCATTTTGATTAAAATGTATCTTGTAATGTTCATCTATTGACACACATTTTAAATTGTCAATATTGTTATTATTTTTATCACCATCTATATGGTGTATATCAAAAGATCTACCAAATTCATCTTTAGGTATTTGACCATTATGTTTAATCCAAATATACTGATATTTTTTCATAAATTTATTTATAAATAAATATCAAAGGTTTCGTAAAATGTATATATTTATCACCCTGTTTAAACATAATTTTAATTTAAAAAGTCATCACCATTATAGTCAGGATGATTTTTTTTCATATGATCAAATCCTTTACCCCAAAAATAACCAATAACACCTGCTATTACTATACTAATTAATATTCCCATATTTTTAATCTTTTTTTTGTTTAATAATAATATTACCATCATCATCAATTAATGGTGCTGTCCAAATTAAATATAACATATAAATGAACATTAAAATATAACATAATAATAGATATTTCATCATTTTACAGAGTATTTTATTTTTCTTGGAAATACTTACTTTTCCAAAATTGATACCACTTTCTTTTAACCACAGGTTTACATTGAGAGAATTTATTTTCACCAAATGAAACTTTATTTAAATACTTAGCGGTTAATATATTTAAAAATATTTCATGGTATTCTGCTGGTAAATCTGCAAAATCTCCAGTAATTTCTACTTTAAGATCAACAGGACCATTTTCAGTATATACTGAAAATACTTCATGTAATTTAACAACGGTACTTGACTTAATATTGACGTATGTGTTACCCAAATTATATGTAATTTTATTTTCCATTATACAAATATAGATTAAAATTTTCAATTAATGAAATTTAATTTATATAATCATATCTTTCTTTTGTCCATTTTATTTTTGACTGAGACAATAATCGTTGGGTTAATATTTCAACCCCATCTTCAAAATATTCTTCAACAGGGGTGTTTGCTTTTCCATATAACATATATAGGTTACCATTTTTATATTGTAAATTTATCGTTTTATTATTACAATATAACGAAATATAAATGAAAACAACACCATGTACAAATTGTTTTCCCATACAATTTTTCATTTTAAATCCTTCTATACTAAAATCTTCTTCAGATAATAGTATTTTTGGTTTAAATACTTTAGAATTGATATTAATTTCTTCTTCAATCATTTCAACAAATCCATCAGGGAATATGTATCTCATTTTATAACCTTTGGTGAAATAGTTTTTTAGTCTTGACCAATCAACAATTAATAATTCAAGTTCAATATTTGTGGTTGCGTTGAATTTTAAATCTAAACCCTTTTGTTCTAAAAATTCTTTCATTGATAGAAGATAATTCAGATTTGTTATTAATGTTCTATGTGAACTTTCATCGAAATTATTAAATAATTGAACCATAAAGTTCTTTTCTGAATCATTTTTTAATGTAAAAGTTTTTTTATTAGTCAAATAATGGGAATGTTTTATCCAATCAATCTTTTTAATGTAATCAATATAATTATCGCCAAATAATTTACAAATAAAATTTAAACCTGATATTTCAATATCATTTGTTTCATCATTTAAAATCGAAATAAGATATCTGTTTTTAATTCCATATGAATCTAAAACTGATGGTAAATATTTATTATCATTTAACCTCAACCATTTCTTTTTTGGGAATTCATTAAGGATATGTGAATAAACTAAATTATGTCCTTTTATGTTATTTTTATCTAAATAATAATCCACTAAGAAATCAAATAGTACATTCCATGTATATTTCTCTTTATGGTTCTTTTTTTTGTAATACTCATTTTTAAAATTAAGGGATAAAGTATTAATAATTTCATCAAATACTTTATTGATAAATTTATTATACTTTACCCCCCAAAAATTAACCCTTTTCTCACCCTTAATCATCCCATCTTCAATGAGATCAAGAAGATGTTTAAAATCATTGGATTTAGTTCTAATTGTTTCCTTTTTTTTACCAAATTCATCATTATAATAATTGATTATTTTATATGTTGTTTTAAAATTCCCGGTATTTTTATTTATATGTAATTCATATTCAAACGTCATATATTTTGTTTCAAAATTTTTAATATATGATGTTGTGAATGTACTGATATAATTGATATCAGAATCAATAATATTAAAACTTATTTTACACGATGATATGAAACCATTTGTTTTAAGATTCTTTGTCTGTGAATATTCTAATTTATTTCCCATAATGGAAATATAAATAGAAAAAATTAAATTTTGTAGTTAAATAAGAAATTGTTCACCAAACAACAATCTATTAAAAACTTCTTGTGCTGGTGGAATATTAAACTCAGGTTTAATTTCAACACCATTTATCATCGCCTTTACTTTCTTCTTCGATAATGAATTTAACATACCATATCTTGCATATTTATTGGCCTTATCACATAATATTTCCAACGCAGAATTAAAATATTCTGGTGGAACACCATTACAAAAATGTCTAGATTGTACTTTATTACCTGTTTGAGTCAAAAATTCAGAAGTCACTCTATCTGATTTATCTTCAGTTCTTAATGAAATGATAATTGAACTTTGTTTTTCTGCATATGTTGCAACACAATGATGCATAAACGCACCTTCTTCTGCATATTCTTCTTCTCTTTTCAGTATATAAGGATATAACATTATTTTCTCTTTATCTTTATATACTTCAATTGGTGTTTCAACATCTTCAACCATTTTTTCATTAAATTCATATTCTATAACCCAACCTTTTTTTATCGCAGCTATTAACTTAGATAATTCAAGATGTTCAATAGAAAATTCTGAATATGTCTTACATTTAATTATTAATAGTTCATCATATGTTCTAATTTTTCTAATCATGTCAATATGATCCAAAAAATCACCTAAAAACCTATCTGTCATAGTAATATCATCAAGTGAATTTAATATATGTATGAGATTTTCCTTTTCTATATGTTCAAGTTCTATACGTCCATCGTTCATATCAGTATAAAAACTTTTGTTATATAAAACTTTTTGTTTACGGGTTCTAAAGTCTATCTTACCTTGAAGATTAAATAATTTTGGGTTTAAATTGGCAATGAATTTTGAATAATCATGACCAATTATGCGACATATCTCAATAAAAAAATCAATATCAATTTTTGGTGTTGAGTGAAATAATTTAATTGTTGATTTTGTTTTAAACCCAAAATAATCTAAAATACTGGCAATTAGTTTATTCCCATTCTTTTTTAAATATTTTTGTGTTGGATATAAATTAATTAAAATGTCCTTATAATCATTAGGTACTTTAATACCTTTACGTTCAACAAATTTTTTTAAAAAACAATCAAAAAATGAAGACCTATCATTTACATCACTTCTTGTAATTCCTAATTCACGACATAGAACATCATAAAATTGTTCATCATTAAATGTTTCATTAAAATCATTATATAAATTATCATAATATGATGGTATATAATTAGATTTTTTCCCAAATAAACCATAATTTGTGAAAATTAAGTCTTTAAGTCTTTCAAATGAATTTTTCTTAAAATCTTTTTTATTTAATCTATTAGTTTTTTCCATTGATAACGTGATAAAATTAAAGTTTTTATCAATCGTAACCGAATAGATAAGTGATCTTTTTTGATAGTATTTACAAAAAACATTTCTATTTTTTTCTTGTTTATATATCTTAATTGTTATTCTATCTCCCTTTATACGAATAGACCTAGATAATCTTACTAAAAGAACCTCAGAAAATGGATTGATAAAATGTTTTTTAATTGTTTCATGATTATTTGTATATAAACCAGTCGTATTAACTTTAGGATGTCTATATGCAAAATTAATTTGTATTTTTTGACTAATATCGTCAATACCACTATAAAAGAATTTAGTATCTTTCTTTGGACTTTTATCAGTTATATATATAAGTCTACCAACACTATCTGATACATTTGATAATATTGTACAATCATTGTTAGTTTTAACACGTTTAATTTTACTACCAAATAAATCATCTTCATCATCCAAATTATCAATCTCATTCATAAAAGTATTCATTGATTTACGTTTTTCACTTAAATCACAATAATTCTTAAATGGTGTAATAACCGCAAAATCAAAAGTTTGTTCTAATACTGTTTCCATTAACTAAAATTTATTTATGGCAAATATATGTTTAAAAAATATAATCACCAAATATTTATTGAAAAATAATAACTATGGCAGCAAAAGCAAAAGGTGGTGTATCCTCAAACAAAGTTACATTTGGTAAAAGAAAAAGTGGTAAAGCAAAAAAATCTTTTAACAAACATGAAAACAAAAAAGTTTATAGAGGTCAAGGTAGGTAATTAAAAAAGGGAGAAATAAATTCTCCCTTTTTTAATATTAATAATTCTTCCATAATGTTTCAATTTTCGTTTTTTTATTGAAATTACCATCAATTGTTTTAACCTCAAAGTTTAATTTTATAAATCCATTATCAGTTAATTTATTATATAATTCACAATCATAACCACTAATAATGATTTTAGATTTACTTTCAATTACAGTATTTAAAAACTCAATATGTCCATTTCTATCCATATCAACTTTATATCTAGCAGACGATCTAGTTGATTGTTCATATGGTGGGTCCAAATATAATAAATTATTTGGACCGTCATATTTTTTAATAAGTTTAATACCATCTGTATTTGACACAATTACTCTAGATAATCTATCATGTAATTCCGGTAATCTATCTATACATGATAAGAAATCCGATACCGCTTTACTCATACCTCTACGAATACTTGAATTCATTGAGAATCCACCGATACCATTATGTGATGTCCTATTAACATAAAAGAAATAGAACGCTCTGGTGATTATATCCAAGTCATCAAATTTCAATTTATCTTTAAAGTCCTTTCTTAAATCCTCAGAATAGATTGTTAAATCACATTTTTGTTTGAATAATTCAAACATATCTTTGTCAGATATTACTTTATATAATGAATAAACATTTTGTTCCAAATCATTATATACTTCAATTTTGGATGGTTCTTTTTTAAGACCAATACTAAAAGAACCTCCATATGCCTCAACATATGTATCATATTCACTATTTAACGGGAAATGTTGAATTATGTTGTTTGCCATGTTAAATTTACCTCCATAATATCTAATTGGTGGGTTTATACTTTTCATTTTATTTATATTAAATTGATTTGTGAATAAAAACAGTTGCTATCAATATCATTTGATCCCTTAATAATAGTCTTAATCAAAAAATCATTTGGTAAGGTATTACATGTAAAAATCGTTTTACTATTTTGATTTAAATGATAAGGTATTGAGTTAGTGATTCGATATATGTAATTATCATGATATGAATCAATATTATCAATAATAATAACATTAAAACTTTTACCATGAATTGTACTTAAAAAACTATTTTCTGTACAAAAATGTACTTTACAACCGTTAAAATACGTAATGTTATAATATATTCCTTGTAAAATATTACCATTATTAATTAAATTTAAAATTGTTTTATATTGTTCAATATTTGGTAAAACAAATAAAATTTTTAAATTACTATTATTTTCAACAAGATATTTTACATATTTAGATAAAAGATATGTAATACCAACTTGTCTTTCTTGTTGTATTACGATATTATTATATGAATCATCAATTAAAACATTAAACAATTTTAATTGATGTGGATGAAATTCACTAGAGAACTCATTTTTTCTATATAACTTAAAAATTCTCATTTAAATTCCTTATATTTGCGGATTATCAGTTCTTTGAATTAAAAACTCATCTATTTCTCGTTCACATAAACCTCCATTTCGTAATGTGTTAAGAATTGTAATTCTTTTACCAAAGGTATCAACAAAATCATCACTAAGATATGCAGGAATTACTTTTGTCTTTAATCTAACGTTTAAATAACCAAAAGGTCCATCATATTGTTCTCTTTCCATAAAAAATGCTGCAAACCCCGGTAGATCATGTGGTAAAAATTCTTCAGACAATTGTTTATGAACATCATCTAAAAGTCCTTTACCATGTTCAATACGTGTCCTGTAATACTTATTTCTATCAATGGTAGTAGATGCCAGTGTATTGTCATTATCGTCTAAAATACTTAATTTTATTTTCATTACTTTTTAATTAAAATTATATCATAAAATAAACTGAATATATAATTTCTTGTAATACCTAATATTAATAGATAAGATAAAAGAAATAATATTCCATAATTAAATGTTATAACACCTGCTAATACAATTGCAAGTGCATTAAATATTTCTCTTATCATTTTCAAGAAATGCCATGCGTCTGTTAATTGTACTGGTTTAGTAACAAATATAGTAAAAATTTTCCATTTTACCAAACCGTTCTTAGGATTTCCATCAACATATTTATTCTTCCAACTAAATAATGGGTTCCAAAATAATTGATTTTTATCTTTAAAAATACTGATATTATAGTGGTGGGACAACGTGTCCATAATTGCATCACATATACCACTTAGACAATATATGATGATTGGGATGATCGTGTAATACATATTAACGTTTTTTTCTTTTTTTAAGTCTTAATACTAATGATAAATTTTTGTAATACACAGAAACAGAAGGATCATAAAATACCTCAATTTCATCTGGTAATACTCGTGTCCATTTAAACCGTATTTTTCTAATTTGTGTTTCTACTGTTTTTGTTTCTACCTTTAAATTTATTTCGTTCATTTTTTTCTTTTTAATTTAAATGATTCTCTATATGAAATTGATAATGTGATACATATATCAATATGATATACTGGTGTTACTGGATTATATACAAAATCAAGATAAAATAATTGTCCTGATGGTGATGGTAATGGTTCTACTGAAACTAAATCAAAAGATAATAATCTAGACATAATTCGTCTATCAATTTCTGATGCTAATTCATTAGATAAAATTGTTATTAATTCTTGTTCAACATCAATAGTTCGTATTTCATCTTTTCTATATAATTTAAATGGTGTTCTCATTTAATAATTTATTATCTATCTTATTTTTTATAAGTATTTAGTTATTTTTTTCTTCTAAACACTTTGGACATGGTACATTTATTGGATGTAAAATTCCATGTTTATCACATAATATTTTTTCTTTAAATGCTTTTTTTAAATTATTACCAAACCAGATTTTCCACTCTTCAAATGTGAAGGTGGAATCTGGATGTTCTTTAATATATTCTTTATGTTGTGATTCTAATGTCATTAGTTACTTAATGGGAATTTAATTGATGGATGTGATTGATAATTCTCAATTTGAAAGTCTTTATTGTCTAAATGTCCATACAACGATTGGTTTTCAGATAATGACTTAAAAAACGCATCCGTTTTCATGTGTTTAATTGTTGGTAACGGAAACGGTTCACGAGTCCTTTTTGGTACGTTATCCTCATCGAAATATCTATGTTTAAGTTTTTCAGGTAATAAATCAACATAATCACAAACAACACGGTTTGGTTTTTTGTTTTTAAACCACCAATCCATTCTATTATAGACAGATAATTCTTCACCAATCTGTTCTTTAACACCATCAATTTGGTTTAAGTAAATATGACAATCACCAAGACTACCAATCAATTCATCTGGTACCATGTTAACTTCTTTTGCTAGTATCTCTAACAAAAGGCCGTAAGATGCTATGTTAAATGGTAAACCTAATGGTGTATCAACTGACACTATATTTATAATTATCATATTTAACATTTTTTGAATCTAATCTACCCTTTATTGTCATAAAATGAATTTTTAATTTTTCACTTGCTTCTTTTAATGTTCTATACTCAACACCATCAATTAAAAATGGTTTATTAAAATTAGTTTGTTTACCTTTTTGTGAATTACTAATTCTTTCTTTCTGTTCTTCTTCTGAAAAGAATGTTTTTTCTTCACCTTTAAAACAATAATTTTTATATTTTGGGTTCTTACTTAAAACCCTCCATCTAATAGTGGTAACAGGTATTTTTAATTTTTCAGACGCATCTTTGTAACTTTCATATTCAATAGCGTCAATTATTACCGATTTTCTATTTTGTGGTATGTTATCTAACATTTTTAATCGTAAATTATTTAAAACTTCTTGAGTATGTGTTTTTCCATAAAATGGATTATTTTCACCATCTCTCGGTCTACATTGTTGACAATAAGTATGTCCATAACTTATTCTTTTTCCACATTTACAATATTGAAATGACGTACCACCTCTCCAATTTGGATTTTTCTCTAATGGTTTTGAAAATTTAAGTATTTTTTCCTCTTCTGATAAACTATCTCTCCAATTTTTACTACCCTTTTTAATATTTTCAATAATTCTTTCTTTATTAGGATTTTTAGTGATGTTATCACCACCACATGCACTTAACCCTATATTATAATCACCTAATTCATCAATATAAGTTTGTTCAATTATTAATAATTTTTCAAGTGTACACTCCTCGACAATCTCAAATGTAAAATTATCTTCACCATATTTATTCCACGCATTTTGTAAAAACGTGTTTATATGTTTTTTATTCCTTAATTGACGTAAATGGACTTTCCATCTTTTTTTAATATTCTTTGATGAACCATAATAACACTTTTCATTTACATTATTTTTAATTCGATATACCCCAACCATAACTTTTCTTTATTATAAATATCACCATAATAAGAAAAGTTAAAGTCAAGACCTAAATTAAATTGCAATTTCTAAATTTGATTGTAATTTAGTGATGGCGTTGTTTCCAATTACCTCAAAATCATTCACTGTATACTCATAAAAGTTTTTTGAATCATTTAATTTCAAAAGAGGTTGTATCTCAATTGGGGTTCGATTTAATAATTCATCAACAGCATTAAAATGTCTGTCATATATGTGTAAATTTTGTACAAAGTGTGAAAACTTACCAATTTCATACCCACAATGACCAGCAATCATCATTTGTAATGCAACATATTGTATTTTATTTATATATCCAGCCATAATATAATCTGAACTACGTTGAACAAGTGTTAAATCTAAATATAATTTATCATCAACATTTCTTACTGACCATAATGTTTCGTATGCACAAGGGTCTAATCCTTTAGTTTCGTTCAAATCAGATTGTTGGTATAATGTAATAATATGTCTTCTTGAAAATGGGTTATTAATTAAACCATCCAATAAATTATCAATTAATTTCCATTTACTAACCGTTGCACCATATCTTTGTCCTATTGTACCGTCACCAATATCCCAATTATCCCACCAATTAATACCATTATCATGTGCGATGGATAAAGAATTTGATTGTTTTTGATAAATCCATAATATTTCTTTAATACCTGTTTTTATTGCGGTATTTCTTAATGTCGTTATTGGAAACTCATTTTTTGATATATCGTACATTTCAAAAGCTTGTGTTATGTACTTAGTATGTGCTGGTGTTCCGTCAACATACTTTGGTCTTGGGTTTTTATCGAAAACCCCATCACTTAAAATTAATCTAAGGTTTTCCGTGTAATATTTATCTGCCTTAATCATGTTTTATTATCTAATTTGTTCATTTTTATAAAAATTATTACATTTTTTATTAATACATCCAATAATTTGTCCTATAAGGTATTTTCTTATTTCACTTGAACCACATTTAGGACATGTACCACCATTACCGTCCCGAATTAATCTATCTAATGGGGGTTGTGGTGGTGGAATGAAATTTTTATCCAATCTGTTCATCTACAAAAATTAAATATTTGTTTGTTTTTATATCCCATCCAGTACAACATGAGAAGTTATTTTTAGTATAATTAAGATATTTTCTTCGTAATTCACCGAAACTACTTAATATCTCGATATTACTAATTTTATAATTAATCCCACCAACTTCAACAACACAGTCGTCTAATTTTTTATTCATATTATCTTAGATAAGTTGAATTTAAAGCCTTAGTTTGAATTGCATCTGATGTGTCATCATGGATATACTCGTTAAATTCTCTTTGAGTTAATTTAACAACGTCCGAAATTTCCCATTCAAACATTTCAATAACCTTATTATATTCAGAAGAACGATTAACTGGTGTTACCAAATTTAGTCTTAACTTTAAGACACCATCTTTTAAATCCTTTGTTAATTTCTTTAACTGAATTTCTGCTTCTTTCTTATAAGCAATTACCGCTTGTTCATACTCCTTAATGTGGATGTCACGATTTTCTTTAATTTTCTCGATTAGTTTACTTTTTTCAATACTAACCTCTCTGTTGTGATGATTGTGCATAATATATATTTGTTTTATTTATTCTATTTCTTTGACATAATAATTATCAGTATTGTAACCGTATTTCTCTCTATCTAATTCAGCCTCATCCTTACTTTTATATGGACCTAATATCAGACTATTATTATCTTTACCATGTTGTGGTATAATTTCATAAACACCGTACATATTTGTTTTATTATATTTTTCAAAAACACTTTCTTTCGTTAATAGTTCCACTAACGTTGAGTGTTGTTTTGATTTATAATATATGGATTTTTCACGATTTCCATTAAAGAAATCATTTTCCGTATTACGATCAATTGCGTACCATAGATCTTGATATTCATTATACCAAAATACATAATTGTATAAATTTCCCATTTTATTTTTTATTAAATTCTTATTATATTTAGAAATAACCTAAAAAACAAAGATAACTTTACTCCATATATATTTAAAGTTAAATTACCATTATTTATTTTATATCCAATTACATTAATAGTATTGTTTTTATTTTCATCAAACCACTCATCTATTATTTTTTTTTCTTTTGGATTTATAACATAACATAAATTTCTTAATGTTTTTTTAAATGAATTTTTTTTTATTATAAGGTACACCATACTATTTTCACCATTTTTATACCATCCACTATTATAAAATTTATTCGTATACGAAAATGTTATTTTTTCTTTTATTAAATTAATAAATTCATTCTTATAGTTATTTGAATTTTTTATTAAAAAATATTCACTATGTTGTTTATTATTTAAACAATATGATATTATTATTGGTAATTCATCTATCTGAGATGAGTATTCAATATATATTTCTGTTAATTGGTTTGAATATCCTAATATAATACTATGTATTTTATCTCCATATTTTTTTTTAGATTCATTAATAAATAAAGTAACATCCTGATGATCAAAAAAAAATTCATTTATAAAATGAGTTAAATTATTTTCAGATATACTATTTTTTTTAATTATTATACCCACTCGATCTATATTAATAGAATTATTAGTTATTTTTAAACTATGTTCAAGAATATATTTAGGTTTAATATTTAATTTTTGACATGTATCTTCAAATTTACGGATAAAATCAAATTTATTCATCTAATCTTTTTATTACGTCTTTTATGTTAAGGTACGATGTCATTATTGCTGGTAATCCTAATAATGAATTACAGAAATCAAACATATACCGATATGTTGAAAATACACTACCAATTGTTACTCTATTATACATTACATAATATGTTAATATTGATGTAACACTACCATAAACAATGAACTGAATAATCAAATAGAAATTTGTATTTATATTTGCTCTTCTTATTGATATCTTTTGAGTTTTTCTTAATAAATTATTTATTAATCCAATTTTTCTTTGACTAATAATATCAGTTTGTTCTTCTGAAATATCATTTGTTTGTCTAGTTAAATCTGCCAACTTTGGTGAGTAATAATAACTGGTTCCAATTATTGCAACACCTGATATTAATAAAAAACCAACTACTTTCCAACTAACCAATGATAAGAAATATAATGATCCTATAACACCAAAAGTGGTTTGTAAGACATTTATCATATCAAATTCAAAGAAATTAACAATATAACTCATCATTGTCAATCTTCCATTTATTTTGGTTGTTTCAACCCCATTATCAATTTGTTTATTGATTTCATTGGAGGAAAACTTCCTGTATATACCAGAAAATATCTTTACATCATATATTCGACTAATATAACCAAAAAACATCATTAAACCAAATGTTAATACCAAATACCATATATATGAATATTGTCTTAATATCATATGGTCAATTGCATTACCCAATACCTTTGGGTATATTAACATCAATATTGAATTGATAGAAAATAGTGAATATGAAAATATTATTGATTTCCAATTATCCTTAAATATTATTTTTAACTTATCCATTTTCTAATTTTTCAATTTGTTCTATTGCTTCTGTAATATCTATTGTTCCTACTATATAAAACTTTGTTTCGTAATCTACTTTTTGTGGTATCCAAGGTTCACCATTTGGTAATGTACACTTTCCTGTTTCCCAATTCATAAAAACTAAACCAACATTATTTCTATCTTTATGTTCTTCTATTGGTCCTCTACTTCTCATTACAGAACCTTTATGATATTTGGAGTAATACACTGGTATTAATCTCCATTCTCCAATTTTAGTTAAATCATCATTCATATTAAAAACTATCAAAATCTGTTAAATCAATATCCATTTTAGGAACATCATCTCTACCAGCGGTAACAATTGTACCTAACCCAGTTGGTGTGAACTTAAACCAATATCCACCACCCGCTGCACCAAAATAACCTTCCGGTAATTCAGGTAATGTTTTTAACCATTCATTATATTTATTTATTTCAATATTTGTTAATTCAAATTTATATTTATTACTCATATTTTAAAAATTATAATTAAAAATTTTACATTCAGGATTCAAATTCCTAAAATCCGGAAATGTTGTATCACCAATTGTATTATCGTCTATATGTGATATATGTAATTCTGTAAATAAATGACAAAATTTCTCATATGTTTTTTTTCCACCTATACACCAGTCTACTGTTTCTAACACATTTAACTCAGGATTAAATATATAGTCTCCACGCACGTCCATTAATATAGTTCTTCCTTTTAATGGTGGAAGTGTTTTATATGTATTATATCCAACCAATAATGTTCCACCTAATGTCTTTTCTTTGAAATGTTTGAAATCTTCTTTATTAGGTTTCCACGGTAAAGAATTATTTAACCCAATCATTCCAATATTGTTAACCGCAATTATTGCTCTCATAAATCAAAAATTTTCATCCATTTTCCATTATTTTCAACATACCTTTTTTGAGGTATTTGTCTAAAATTATTATTAGCACGTTGAAAAGTATTTGGGTCTAATTTTGGTTTTGGGGGTGTATTAGTAAACTTATTAATATTCATTGATGTTGAACCACTATATGTATATTGTGGTTTAACTTCATTAAATGAACTTTTTTCAACCGGTTTGGTTTTTTTAATATTCATTTGTACATGATTTTCAATAGTTGTTTCACTATGATGATCATGAGACTTTAATTCGTTAATTGTTTTTTGTTTTGGAATTTCTTTTTTCCAAAATTCCCACCATTTTTTAATCTGTTTCATTTTTTTCTGTTGCTAATTTTACTAATAAATTATGATGATCAATATATGGTTTCATTGGGTATGGTAATACAATGTTAACCCGTTTAACTATTGTTCCAAAAAAATCCACTTCCATCACAACATGAACATCATATTCAACTCCTTTTACATTGAATTGTTCTGGTTCACATACCTTAACTACTTCACTTATATTTTGGGAAGGTCTATCCTTCCTGATTAGTTCCAACATTTCCTGATTCGTCATCAAAATTTATATTTTCATTATCCACATCATTTAATATGTAGATTTCTTTAGTTTCTTTATCTGCAAATAACATTGTTACCGGGTTACCTACTCTATAAAGTTTATTATCATCTAATTGTCCAAATTCACCATTTACAACAATATAATTCAAAAATTCATCAGGTACTTTATTGACCCATTCTTTTAATTCTGAAAATAACATATTTATTTTTTTCTTTTTAAATAATCTATTATTATGTTAAATGAACCTAAAGCAATTACTGTTCCACCAAAAAATGGTTCTAATGGGTTATTGACATTTAATCCATACCTACTTATTAGTATTCCCGTCAGTATCATTATTACGTAAATTACCGTCTTTATTTTCATTTTCTTTAAGTTTTAATAAACAATTATATAGACAATATGATTCTTGAATAGAATATAAACCTTTTTTTTGTCCATATTCTATTGCCAATTCTAAAATCTTTATTGATGATTGTTTATCCATATTAATTGTGAATAAAACCAAATCATCTTCTGATTCAAATTCAAATAAACCATCAAACATTGTTTTCATAAAATCAAATATAGTAAAAATTATTGACATTTCCAAATATTTATTCATATGAGTATAAGAATAAACAATATTACATTTCCTGCTGAATATCTTTCAGAACCAGAAGATTTACAAAGAGGAATGATGGATAGGGATAACCTTGATGGTTGTATGGTTTTTAAAATGGGAAACGGTGTTCACAGTTTTCACATGTTGAATTGTAGGATACCTTTAGATATTGTGTTTGTTCACAAAAATAGAATCAGTCGTATTCATTCAAACTGTCAACCATGTGATGGTGAATGTTCTCAGAAATTCACTGGTATTGGTGACCATGTTATCGAGTTCCCTGCTGGTACTGCTAGTAAATTTAAAAATGGAGATCGTGTTATGTATTTAGGATCTCCACTTAATCCTATAGCGTAATTTCATCCCCACTTAAATCAATTAACTCCTCAGATGTGGTATCTATCATTGGTGCTTCAAGTGTATGTGAAATTGGTATTGTAATTTTATATTGTACCTTTGGTTTTGTTTTTTGAAACACCCAGAAATAAGAGTGATATTTTCTTGCATGTTCTTGTTTTGTCCATTTTGAACCAAAACTATTAATTCTCATCTTCGCAAGTAAGATGAATAAATCTTTTGGATAAAAACCCATTTCCATTGCCATATTCATAACCATAACATGACTAAAATGGTTTTTTCCACCTGATACTGTGTCTTGACATTTGAATACAATATATCCATCGTCTTCACATACCCTATAAAGTTCTTTTAAGGTGTTGTAGTAGTTATTTTTAAGATGGTTAAAGGTTTCATACCCTTCAAATCTTTTTGCAATAATTGAACTACCTTCTTTATTATCTCTGTATGTTTTTCCAACTACAACGAATGGTGGGTCATACATGATACTTTTCATTGAATTATCATCGAAAGGTAAACTTTCTGAACTTGCTCTTACTACTGATTCATTTACCGGATAAATGTCCGATTTGAATTTTGGTTGAGGTAGGTCTTTCCAGAACGCACCCTTTGAATACGTACAATCCAAATCAAACTGTTCAATATTATACAACTTCATGATATTAGTTATCGCTTCGAAGTTGCTATTATAAACACTTTTAACCGGTTTAAAATCTTTTTCCATTTTTGTTTACTTTTAATTTATATTTGTTTATGTTTGTCAAAGATAATAAATAAAAATGGGTTTACCAAATATTTATAAAAAAAATATAATATCATGGCGTGTAATTGCAAGAAAAGAAATCAACCTGTAAGAGAGGTTAAACCAGCACAAATTAGATTAACTGAAACAAAACCTGATGCTGGTGTGGTATTAACACCTGATCAACAAGTACAGGTGGAAGTGATTGTGGATAGAATCAATCAATTAAGAAGGTAAAAAAATCAAAAATATCAGGTTTAAGACTTGATATTTTTTAAACATTGATTATATATATTTATATATGAAAATAGAAAAAAAGTTAACAAGTGTGAATGTCTTGGATGATGTTTATAAAAAATTTAAGATTACATCAATACATAATTCTATTAATTTTCAGAAGGTTGTAAATAGATGTTTAGATTTATATAATAAGGATGAAGAATTTAGAAAAAAGGTAAATAACCATAATTCTTTATCGAATCAAAGTTCAAAATATTAGTGAAATATTTTGCAAATAAGAAAATAATAATTATATTTGATATATGATAACAATAGGATATAGTACCAGAAAAAGTAATCCTGAATATAAAGAGTACCTACAAAAAACATGTATGTTTAAAGAGGTTGAAATAATTGAGAAAGTTAATAATGGTGAAAAACCATTATCTCAGGTGTACAATGAAATAATCAAAGAATCAAGTAATGATATAGTTGTTTTATGTCATGATGATATTGAGTTTGATACCAAGTATTGGGGTGAAAAACTTTTAAAAAATTTTGAGAAAAGTGAATATGGTGTTTTAGGTCTTGCGGGAACTAAATTTCTACACGAATCGGGACAATGGTGGAAAATTGCCAATACAATGTATGGTGTGGTGAATCATAAACATGATGGAAAGAAATGGACATCTGTATATTCAAAAAATAACGATACTTTTGAAGATGTTGTTGTAATTGATGGTTTATTCATTGCATTTGATAAAAGAAAAATAAAACATCAGTTTGATGAGACGATTAATGGTTTCCATTTTTATGATTTAGGTTTTAGTTTACCTAATTTTTTGGATGGTGTGAAAATTGGTGTTATGTTTAATATAAAAGTAACACATTTATCAGTTGGTCAAACTAATCAACAATGGGAAGAAAATAGAATAATATTTTCGGAAAAATATAAAGAATCATTACCGATAGATATTCTAAATAAAGATGATTTTCAAACATTTATTTTTTGTCATGATCAAAATATCATAATACAATATGAGGAGACAAATAAATTCAAAAGTTTTACAGATTTTAAATACGTTTTTTTAGGTAATAGAGACATTGATAAAATTGAAAATAATCCAAAAGTCATTATTGCACGTAATTTAGAATATAACATTGAACAATATAAAGAATTATGTTCTTTTAGTGGTTGGTATGCTTTATGGAAAAATGGTTTTATAACAAAAAAATATGTCAATTTATTTGAATATGATATTATTGTAGATTCAAATTTTGAACAAATATTATCAAAATTTATTAAGGATAAAATTAATATGATTGGTTATGTACCAGTTAGATGTGATAATTATCATTTCATTGATAATCCACAATGGGTGACCCAATTATTTAAAGCAATTAAAGAAAAATATCGTATAGATTCAGAAAAAGTTATAAGAAATATAATGAAACAAAATCCAGATATGTATTGGTCATCAACAAGTAATTCAACAATGAGTTTAAAGTTTTTCCAAGATTATATGAAATGGTTTGAACCAATGATAGAAACTATTGTTGAGTCTAAAACTGCTGGTGGTGATCATGAACGTTCAATATCTTTCTTTTATATATTAAATAAAATACCAATTTTATTGACAAATGGTATTATTAAACATTTTCAAATGGATTCACATAAACATCAAGGTCATTTTGTAGATCATGATGGAAATATAAATAAACTTTTAAAAAATATAATTTAATGAAAAAAATATTAATTTTAGGTGGTGGTGGTTTTATTGGTGGTCATTTAGGTAAACGATTAAAATCCGAAGGTAATTATGTAAGAATTGTTGACATAAAAAAACATGAATATTTTGAAAAAAACGAAATATGTGATGAATTTATTATTGGTGATTTAAGAAATGAGGATGTTGTTTCTAAAATAATGTATGGATCTGAACAAATATCAAATGATGATAAAGATAATTCATTTGATGAAGTATATCAATTGGCAGCAGATATGGGTGGTGCTGGTTATATTTTTACAGGTGAAAATGATGCAAATGTTATGCACAACTCGGCAATGATTAATTTAAATGTTAGTTATTATGCATCAAAATTTAATGTAAAAAAACTTTTTTATAGTTCATCCGCATGTATGTATCCTGAACATAATCAATTAGATCCAAATAATCCAAATTGTGAAGAAAGTTCAGCATACCCTGCAAATCCTGATTCAGAGTATGGATGGGAGAAGTTATTTAGTGAAAGACTTTTCATGGCATTTAATCGTAATTACGGATTAAATATTAGGATCGCTCGTTTTCATAATATATTTGGTCCACAAGGAACATGGAAAGGTGGAAAAGAAAAAGCCCCAGCTGCAATGTGTCGTAAAGCAGCAGAATTAAGTGAAAATAATGAACTTGAGGTATGGGGAGATGGTAAACAAACACGTTCTTTTTTATATATTGATGAATGTATTGAGGCAGTATTAAGATTAATGGAGAGTGAATTTAAAGAACCTGTTAATATTGGTTCTGAAGAAATGGTGACAATTAATCAACTTGCACAAATAGCAATTAATTCATCAAAAAAAGATATTAAAATTAAAAATATTGATGGTGATGAATTTAAAGAAAAATACGGTTTTAAATGTCCAGTTGGTGTAAGAGGTAGAAATTCGGATAATACTCTTTTTAAAGAAAAAATAGGATGGGTACCTACACAACCATTAAAAATTGGAATTGAAAAAACCTACAATTGGATAAAAGAACAAATATGAAATATTTAAGTTTTAGTTTATGGGGTGATAAACCCATTTATAATATTGGTGCAATTAAAAATGCTGAATTATGGAAAAATATTTATCCAGATTGGGAAATGATTGTTTATTATGACAATAGTGTACCATTAAAAACCATTGAAGAATTAAAAAAAAATAATGTTACTCTTATAAATGTGACTGATTTTGAATATGGTTGTTTTTGGAGATTTTTTGCATCCGATATCTCTAATTGTGAATATGTTATTTTTAGGGATACAGACTCTAGAATTAGTATGAGAGAAAAATATGCTGTAGATGAATGGATTAAAAGTGGTAAATCATTACATGTTATGAGAGACCACCCTGCACATGGTATACCATATGGTAATAATAAATTAGGTATCTTAGCTGGTATGTGGGGTATTAAAGGTAATGTAATCCCAATAACTGAAATGGTAAAGAAATTTGTAATTAATAAACAAAATGTTTATGGTATTGATCAAACATTTTTAAAATTAATATATAGTATTTTTGAAAATGATAAGACAACACATGATGAATTTTTTGAGAAAAAACCATTTCCATTTCCAAGAAATTCATTTAGATTTGTTGGAGAAAGAATAAACATTGACGAAAAACCAACAAGCGAAGATTGGAAATTTTTATAATGGAAGAAATATACATACATCATCATTTAGGGTTAGGGGATCATATAATTTGTAATGGTCTAATAAGATCCTTATCAAAAAAAATTAATATAAATTTATTTGTTAAAAAAATAAATTCTTTAAATGTTTCATACATGTTCAGAGATTTATTTAATGTTAATATCATTATTATTGAAAATGATAATGATGTTTATTTAAAATATAATAATAAAAAAATATTAAGAATAGGGTTTGAAAATTTAACAAGACTAATGGAAACATATTCAATAGGATGGGATGAATGTTTCTATAAACAACTAGAAATACCATTTAATTTAAGATGGGATGAATTTTATTTTTTATCTGATGAAGAAAGAGAAAATAAATTATATGAGAAATTAAATAATGAAAATCATAAATTTTGTTTAATTCATTCAACTGGAAGTGATGGTGTTAATAGGGTTGATTATGACATTGTTGATAAAGATTTACATATTATTGAAATAAAAAAAGAGTATACAAATAATATTTTTGATTATTGTAAATTAATTAAATTAGCAACTGAAATACATTGTATAGATTCCTCATTTTTACATTTAGTTGATTCTTTAGAGACATTTGGTAAATTATTTTATCATAATTTAAAATACACTCGTAATCAAAATGAAACACATAAACAAATTAAAAATTGGATTTTAGTATAATGGTTAAATTAATTATATTTGATTTAGATGGCGTATTAGTTGATGCTAAAAAAATACATTATGAAACTTTAAATCAATCTTTATCTGAAATTGATAATAAATATTTCATAACATGGGATGAACATTTAAACATTTATGATGGTTTAAAAACTAATCAAAAATTAGATTTGTTAACAATAAATAAAAATTTACCTAATAGTTTACATAAACAAATATGGGATAAAAAACAAATGTTAACGATGCAGTCATTAACAACCTTACCACTTAATAATGAGTTAATTTTTACAATTAAAAAGTTATCAAATGATGGTTATAAAATTGCATGTGCATCAAACTCAATAAGAAAATCAGTAATCACTATGTTAAGTAAAATTGGTGTTATTGAGTATTTTGATCTAATTATGTCAAATGAGGATGTTACTAATAGTAAACCACATCCTGAAATTTATTGGAAAACAATGTCTATACTTAATGTTTTACCAGAAGAAACATTAATAATTGAAGATTCACCTAATGGTTTATTATCTGCTTACCGTTCAAGCGCAAATGTATTTAGAGTTAATAATTCAAATGATGTTACATATGATAAGATAGTAAAAAAACTAAATGAGTTTATCTCACCATTACAAACACCAAAATGGGATGAAAAAGAATTAAACATATTAATACCAATGGCAGGTGCTGGTAGTAGATTTACTAAAGCAGGTTATACATTTCCAAAACCTTTAATTGAAGTTAGTGGTAAACCAATGATTCAAGTCGTCATTGACAATATCAATATAAATGCAAATTATATTTATGTTGTTCAAAAAGAACATAGATTAAAATACAATTTAGATACGTTATTAAATTTAATAACACCAAATTGTAAAATAGTTGAAGTAAATAGTTTAACAGAAGGTGCTGCCTGTACTACTTTATTGGGTATTGAGTATATTGATAATGATAAACCATTACTTATTGCTAATTCAGACCAATATATTGAATGGGATTCTAATGAATTTATGTATCAAATAACTTCATCCGAAATTGATGGTAGTATATTAACATTTAAATCAAGTCACCCAAAATGGTCTTTTGTTAAAAAAGATGAAAATGGGTTTGTAAATGAAGTTCAAGAAAAAAATCCAATTTCCGAAGATGCTACTGTTGGAATATATTATTGGAAAAAAGGTTGTGACTATGTTAAATATGCGAAAAAAATGATAGAAAAAAACATTAGAACTAATAATGAGTTTTATGTTTGTCCGGTTTATAATGAAGCAATATTAGACAATAAAAAAATTAAAACATATAATGTAAAAGAAATGTGGGGTATTGGTACACCAGAAGATTTACATTTCTTTTTAGAAAAAAAATATAAAAAATGAATATAATTATACCCATGGCAGGATTAGGTAGTAGATTTAAATCAGAAGGGTTTATTTTACCTAAACCATTAATAGAAGTTGGCGGAAAAACATTAATTGAACATTCAATAGAATCGTTAAATATTCCTGGACAATATATTTTTATAACCAGAAAATACGATGATGTTAATCATAATTTATTATTATCTAAAAAATTAAAAGAAGTAATACCAGAGTCTGTAGAAATATTAATAGAATCACCAACTAAAGGTTCAGTTGAAACATGTTTATATGCGAAAGATTTTATTAATAATGACGAACCATTAATTATTACTAATTGTGATCAAAGATTAGAATGGAATAGTGAAGATTTTTTAGATTTTATAAATAATAATAATAATAGTGATGGAATCGTTGTAACATATGACTCCGACAATCCTAAAAATAGTTTTGTAAAGTTAAATGATAATGGTGATGTTATTACAATCACAGAAAAAAATCCAATATCAAGAAATTCATTAATTGGATTACACTATTGGAAAAATGGTAAATTATTTATTGATTCGTCAGAAAAATTAATGGGTGAATTTGAAAAAAATGGTAGACCTGAATGTTATATTTCTGAAACATATAATTTTTTAATAGAAAATAATATGAAAATTAAATCATATGAAATACCTGTTAATGAATATATTTCATTAGGTACACCATACGATTTAAGTGTTTATCAAGCAAAAATAAAAGAGTTTTATACAGATAAACCAAAAACAATATTTTGTGATATTGATGGTACAATACTTCGTCATGTTCATAAATTTTCAGATGTTTGTACAACTGATCCAGTTTTATTAAATGGTGTATTAAAAAAATTTAATGAGTGGGATTCGCAAGGACATAAAATAATTTTATGTACTGCCAGAAAAGAATCTGCCAGAGAAATAACTGAAAAACATTTAAAATCATTAGGTATTTGTTGGGATTATTTGATAATGGGGGTTTCTAGTGGTGTAAGAGTTTTAATAAATGATAAATTAAATAAAACAGACAGTAATAGAAGTGTTTCTGTAAACGTTATAACAAATGAAGGATTTGAAAAAATAGATTGGAAAAAATATAATTTATAAAATGAAAATAGAAAGAATTGAAAATATGATTGGTGGTTGGTTTATTGGTGGATTTGAACCAACAGTACATAAAACAAATGATTTTGAAGTATCTTATAAAATACATAAAAAAAATGAACAATGGGATCATCATTATCACCATACTGTTACTGAAATTAATTTATTAATAAGAGGTAAAATGATATTACAAAATAAAGAATTAAATTCTGGAGATATTTTTACATTAGAACCTTTTGAAATTGCGGATCCTGAATTTTTAGAAGATTGTGAAATAATTTGTGTTAAAACAAAGTCAATAAATGATAAAATAAAAATAAAAAAAATATGAATATAGAAATTAAAAAAAGAATTATTAATGGTGGTATTGTAAGTGAAAGATTAAAATTTATTGTTGATAAATATGACTTAACAAATGTAAGTGAAATTTTAGATATAGGTTCTTGGCATCTTGAACAATCAATAGAATTAAATACGTTATTCCCAAATGCAAATATAACTGCATTTGAACCGGTTCCAAACTCATATAATTTATGTATAAATAAACGTAATTCCTTAGAAACAAATAAAAAAGAAAAAATAAATGTCTTTAATTTAGCAATTTCAGATAAAATTGGGGATGTCCCCTTTTATCCTGTCGATCCTTCAACAAGTAGTCATCCAAATGTGGGAGCATCCTCTTTATTAAAATTTAAAGAAGGTCTTAATGGTTCTTTTTTTAATCAAACATGGAATCAAAAAGAAATAATAGTTAAATCATTAACTTTAGATAAATGGTGTGAAGAAAATAATAAAAAACATATTGATATAGTTTGGATAGATGTACAAGGTGCAGAATTAAATGTTTATAAAGGTGCTGACAATATACTTAACAATACTAAAGTTATCTTTACAGAAGTCGGTTTAAAACCATATTATGAAGGTCACTCAATGAGAAGTGATATAAACGAATTTTTATTAAGTAAAGGTTTTATAGAAGTTGAAGAATCATTTGAATTAAATGGTTTTGATTATGAAGCCAATACAATTTTCATCAATAAAAATTTATTCTAATGAAAATAATATCACATAGAGGAAACATATATGGTAGAAACCATAATATGGAAAATAATCCAATTTATATTGAGGATGCGATTAATTTAGGTTATGATGTTGAATGTGACTTACGATATAATAATAACATGTTTTATTTAGGTCACGATGAACCACAATATCCTATTGAATTATCATGGTTATTATCATATAAAAATAATTTATGGATTCATTGTAAAGATATTGAATCAATCGAAATGTTATCTAATAGTGATTTAAATTATTTTTGGCATGATGTTGATTTATTAACAATAACAAGTAAAAACATTAAATGGTGTTTACCTAATATTTTTATAAAAGATGCAATTACTGTGACATATGATTACATAAAAACACCAGATTATATTTTAGGGGTTTGTACTGATAATCCATTAAAGTTTAAAAATGAAAAATAAAAGAAGTATAATATATAGAGGTAGTGTTAGTTTTCCAAAACATCCTAATAATTTTTTAAAAAAATCAATAGAGGGTGTAAGAAAATGGTTTGATGGTGAAATAATTATATCAACATGGAAAGATCAAAAAAAACATATAATGGGAATAAATGACATAGATAAAGTCATATTAAGTGATGATCCAGGTTCAGGACCAATTCAACAAATATATAGACAAGTGGTTTCATATACTAAAGGTATCGAAGCATGTAATGGAGATGAAATTTTGGTTACGAGAACTGATATTTCACATGATTTGGATATTTTTAATTTTCTATACCAAAATAAGAATAAAAATGAGAATTTAAATGTTTTTGAAAAAAAAATTGTGATAGGTAACATGATGACAATTTCTCCTTATTCAAATGAAAAAGTTAAAGATTTTAGAGTTTCTGATTGGTTTCAATGTGGAAATAAAAATGATATATTTAAATGGGGGGATATTATGGGTGTTTTATCTTTAGAAGATTTAAATGGGTTGGAGTGTACTGAACAAATATGGTCTCTTTGTGTATTAAAGAAAGTTTTTGGAAAAGAAATTAATTTAAAAAATATTGAAAATATTAAACCTTATTCTTGGGATTATATTATTAATAATTTTGATGTTTATAATACAAAAACAACATTAAAATCAATTAATATGAATTGGGATTTTCAACCTGAATTTATTGATTGTTATATAAGTGAAGATCAGTATAAATTAAAATATAATAATATTAAAAAAAATGAAAATTAAAGTACTTTTTATTCATGCAAATAATTCAATTCCATTATTTCAAAATGCAAATAAAAATGCAGATGAATCTAATGATTATTTAACAGATTCTTTATTTTTGGAAATGAAAAATAGAGATGAATTTGAAGTATTCGAATGTCCTCCGATGTTACATATGTATAAAAATTCTGTGACAGATATAAAAAACATAACTGGTTTAGGTTTTACAATACGAAAAAAAATAAATGGTGTGGGTAATTGTTTAACAATGCACGATACTATTCAAAAAATAGAAAATAAGTTTTTTGATTTAATTTTCACAGATTCTAGAACAATGAATAAATGGTGGTTTGAAAGAGGACTATCACCTAATTTTAATAATTCTATGATATTAAAAAATAAAATTTTATCAATTTACCCTAAAGAAAAAATAATTTTTTTAGATGGTGAAGATCAACCAAATTCAATATTGTCTGATTTCTATGGTAAATCTCTTTATTTTAAAAGAGAACTAATAAATGATGATGAAAATTTGTTACCAATAGGATATTCTTTTCCTAAAAAAAGTTTTAAACAATTAAATAATATAGATGAAAAAATAAAACCTTTATCAACTATAATACCCGGATTAAGACAAACATATATTTTTAATGATGAAAATCAATATTATGAAGATTATAGAAAATCTTTTTTTGGGTTAACTTGGCGAAAGTTAGGGTGGGATTGTTTTAGACATCATGAAATAATTTTTTCATCTTGTTTACCATTATTTCCTGATATTAATGATTGTCCAAAAAATACACTAACTAAATTTCCAAAAAATATTTGTAAAGAGATTTTAAAATTAGATTGTTTAAAAAATATTAATTACAATAAAGTTTGGTTAGCACATGATTTATATTATTTTAAAGATATTTCAATTAATATTGACAAAATAAATATTAATGATTATAATGAATTATTAGAAAAAATGTTAATGTTTTCATTTGAAAACAATACATCTGAAAAAATGTTAGATTATATTTTAAATCACACAAAATAATGAAAAAAATAAATTTAAAAAATATTTTACCAAAAATAAAAAACGGTACGTTTATTCAAATAGGTTCAAATGATGGTGTATCAAATGATGAATTTGGATTAAAAGAATTATTGTTAAATGAAGAACATATTGGAATATTAATTGAACCTATACCTGAATTTTTTTTTAAATTAAAAGAAAATTATAGTAATACTAAATCATCAATTTTTTTTGAAAATATTGCAATAACAGAAAAAAAAGAAAAAAAATTTATTTCTTTATGTGGTCAAGATACATCATTTGTTAGAGAATTAAATGCACCTAAAATTGAGGTTGATTGTGATACAATACAAAATATTTTTTTAAAATATAATTTAAAAAAAATAAATGGTATTTTTATTGATGTTGAGGGATATGAATTTAACATATTAAATTCATTATTTTCAAATGAACACCCTGAAATTGATTTTATAAGATATGAATTTTGGTGGGAAAATGATAAAGAAAAACTAGATAAACTTTTAATATCTAATGGTTATGAAGTTTTTCAAGATGAAGATAGTTATGCAGATAAAATTGCAATTTTAAAAAAAACAAATTAATATGAAAGATTTTTTATTTTTTAACTATTCCTGGGTTAAAAATTCAACGTTAATATTTGAGAAATTTAAAGAAAAAGGACATACAATTGATATTATTGATGAAAGATCAATATCCACTTTTATACCTGAGTTTAAATATAAAAACGTTGTACTATATTTACATGAACCTTGGACAATTCCAATAACAAATAATTTAATAGATACCTATTTTAAAGATTCATTTTTAATTCAACACGATGATACTGATTTTGAACAAATTCAAAAATGGACAGAAAGAGAACCAGATCTATTTATGCAAAGAGAATTAACAAATGATACAATAATAAATACTAAATCACCAGTTTTTCCATTTCATTTTCCAATTGAATCAATTTATGATGAAAAATATCAAAATAAAGATATTGACATATCTTTTATTGGTACAATGACAAATCAAAGAAGAATTCCTTTTATTAATCATATAAATAATTTATCAAAAACCACTTTAAAAGATTTAAATTGGTATATTGATTTTAAACCTGGTGACACCAGGACACCAGAATTATTTAAAGAAATTACAAATAGATCTAAAATTGGGTTACATTTTTATGGTAATTCATATGATTCAATAAGAATATGGGAAATACTTTCTACTAAAACTGCCTTATTAATGCCAAAAATGAAAAATTTGTCTATAACAAATAATTTCATGCCATTTAATGAATATTGTACATTTAAAGAAAATTTAAGTGATTTAGAAAGTAAAATTAAATTTCTTATAAGTAACGATAACTATAAAAACTATTCAGAATTAGGATATAAATCATATAACGAAAATCATACACCAGAAAAGTGTTTTGAATACTATTATGATAAAATAATTAAACATTGTAATAAATAAAAAAAATGGAAAAAACTTTAGTAATATTAATTGGTAACGCTAGAGGCGGTGAGGAGACATGGAATACTATGTATAAAAATCTTTTAGAACCATATAATGCCGATTTAGCTTTATGTTTTGGTTATGTTGAAAATAAAGATTCATCACTATATGATAAATCAAAATACATATGGGAAATACCTGAATATAATAATTGGAGAGAATATTATGATGGTGTTTTTAATAAAGGTTGGGACACTATATTTGATAATCAAAAAAAAACTGGTATTATGGGTGGAATTGATGGTACAATAGGTTCTGGATCTATAATTTTTGCCTTTAGAGACTATATATTAAAAAACAAAAAAGATATACTTAATATATATGATAGAATTATTTTATCCAGATCTGATTTTTATTATATTGATAAACATCCAATACTACCTTTAGGTAAATTATATCATATTGAAGGTGAAGAATATGGTGGAATTTCAGATAGACATTTTGTTTTTGATAGTGACATGTCTGAAGATGTTTTAGGAATTTGCGATTTTTTATGTGATGAAAAAAATTTAAATATATTATCTTCTTATCCAAAAAACACAATTAATCCTGAAAGAGCATTATTGATATTTTTTAACCATAATAACATTTCAAATAAATTAGAATCATTTCGTAGAGTTCAATTTACAGTTGCCGTAGACGGTGACCAAACTAGGTGGTGTAAACCAACAGGATTCATACCTAATAGTAACACAATAAGACATAAATATCATTCAGAATATTATGATGCAATAAAAAATTTACAAAATAAATAAAAAAAAGGGACTTTAATTAGTCCCTTTTTCTATTAGTTTAAATAATAATTGATAATTATCTGTTGTAACAATCTCATCAAAATCACTCAATTTAAATGGTTTATATTCAAGTTCTTTCTCTTGTCCTAATAACTCATTTAACTCATTTTGATAACCAATAAACGAAGGATTAACCACTTTTAACGGTACTTGAACACCATCCTGTTCAACCATCTCTATTTCATTTTCTTCATTCACTTTATCAACAGTAAATGGTATTGAATAATTACCATTTTCATCTACTATGGCATATTTTATTACCAAACCATCCTTTAATTTATCAATAGATGTCTTTTCAATAGTCACCCTATTAACCAAATCAGTTAACCAATATTTAGTACTTAATTTTATTTTTTCGTTTAATAAACCATTAATAATGACTTCATTCGTATCTTTATTTTTAGAACCATTAATCTCGGCTTCTAATGAATAAAATTCATGTAACTTTAAAATTATTTTCTCCATTTTTTCTTATTTTTATTAAATATAATTAATTATGGTATAATTGTAAACCCATTATCATTTGCTAATGATTGAATAATAATCGAATCGTCATGTCCCCAATTTTGAATAATATCCGGTGGAACATTATAATTACTTTCATATAATCTATTATTATTTTCATCAGATAACCACCAATATATAACACATATTTGTGATTCTAAATCATAATTTATTACATACGCTGATAATTTAGTTGCGGTTTTTGTTAAAATCTGTACTGGTTGAATTTGTACTGTTAATGCCATTTTATTTAATTTTTAATTTTTAATTTATTATCCACCAATTTACCGTTGAAGTGTCAGTATTTAATGAACTGTTTATAGTAAATGTACCCGCACTTGATGTATATGATAAAAGACCTTGTGTACCACCAATAGTTTTACAAGTTAAAAATATAAGACTACTTGATAATACATTAGTATTTGAAATTGTTACTGTACCCCCTGTTAATGTAACTGTACCAGTTGTTCCGGAAAACATTAATAATTTACCGATTGACAATATTCCTGCCGTTGTACCAGTACCATTACCAATACCCAATGTATTTGTTCCAACTCTACTAATAGTAACATCAAATGGTCCTAAATTTGAATCGGATGTCGAACTAAATTTTAAAATACCAACATTCGATGTTTTCATATCAGTAGCACTTACTCTAAACATACCATTACCAGCTAAAAACCCATTTGTTGCAACTGATGTTGAAAAGTTCGCATTACCATTAACATTAAGTATATAACCCGCACTTGTTATAGATGTACCTATATTCAAAGCACTATTAGTAGCGTCCCACCACATCTTAGTACTTGGACCTCCTATAGTTCCTGTATTACCTCCAAAAGATATATTACCATTACCATATACATTGAATCTACTTCCACCTGTTAAGGTATATCCAGCTCCACTATAATTAGCACTTAGAGTACCTACAGTCATTGAAGTATCAGATGCTATAGCTGATATAGTATATGTAGCTCCACCTGTACCTATAACTGTAATCGTATCTCCTACTTTAAATGTATTGGTAAATTGAGTATTAGTACCTGTAAGTGTAGTTCCACCTGAAGTACCTGATACTGTACCATTACTTGTGGTAGGTTGATTAACACAAAACATTCCATTTGTATCAGTAGTAGTACCTAGTAATAGATTACCTTTAGAGGTTAAACTCATTATATCAGTAGTAGTAGCTGCATTTGTACTCCATACAAAAGGTAATGGAGTTTTACTACCTTGTCCGTCAGATATAAAAGCATTTCTATTACTACCAGCAACTACCATTAATCTATTATAATTACTAGCATCAGCAGTATAATCCGTAGAAAATACATCAAATAATCCTCCAATACCTGTAACATTCCATATATTATTACTAGAAGTACCTTTGGGCATTACTCTAAATAATCCTGTTGTATTGCTAGGTAATGGTTGGAATTGTATTAAAGCATATCCTGCTCCAGCAGCGTTACCTGTTACACCTATTTGTGTACCCCACTTAATAGTTTGAGTAGTATCTAGTAATATATTACCACTAGATATGTGTAATTTTTCTGTAGGAGTATTTTGATTTATCCCAACATTTCCACTTACTATTAATCCTCCAGATGGTGCTGCATTTGTTGTTGCATATGTTCCAATTGCAACACCACCAACAACAGATAAATCACTTAGTCCTAATAATGTCGATACTGTAGATGTGTTACTTGAATTAATATATACCTTACCATTAGTTCCAATAATAAAGGGATATGTACCAGTACCACTAATAAATGATTTTATTGACAAACCTTGAAGATATGTACCACTAGATATATCACCCAAATATAACGTACCTGTTTCACCAGAATAAACACCATCTTGATATTGTATTGGGGTACTTTCAACTATTGTACTAGGTATTAATGTTTTACCAACAACATAAGTTGGTGACGATACTAAACTAGCTGTATATCCACCAATTGAATCATTAGCGTTTTGTTCCCAATCATAACGTCTTAATAAATTACCTGTTTTTGGCACAGAACTTTGTGTATATAATGCAGTTACATCACTACCATTTAATGCTGTATTATAAAATAAAACTTGGTCATAAATATAATTACTTACACCATTACTACTTGTACTTTGTAATAAACCAGATGTGATATTAAGAGATTGAGCAAAACTTGCAGTTCCGGCACTTGTACCTGCTATTGAACCGTTTTGATATACAATAACATTAGAACCATCTGATGTTATAACAAAATGAAACCATTGATTTACACTTAATGTCGAGGATAACGCTTTGTTACCACCATTAAAATCAATTTTATAATTTGCTCCGCCAAAAGAATATAAACAAATAAAATTTCCGGATGTACTACCATAACTAATTATTGTCCCAGCAAACCCAGTTGACCTAACAAATACCCATAATGATATTGAAAATGTAACACCCGAACCACTAGGTAACCCCGTTGATGGTGCTGTCCAATATGATGTTCCATTCGTAGATAATCCGTATCCAGCACCACCAGCCTGCAATACTTGTGCTTTCAAATATGTTGTATTACCAGTTGTACTTCTTTGTAATCTTGAATAATATGTATCTGGTGTTGTAAGTCTATATTCACCATTATTATTTAATATACTACCATCCCAAGTTAAACCAGTTGTTCCACTAAATGAACCATTATTATTAAATTGAATACTATTTGTTGAACCTACAGCAGTTGTTCCTGTTGTAAATCCTGTAACATTAAAAGATGACCCTAAATTATTTTTTAAATTTAAAGTACCATTAGAATATGTTCCACCAGAAATATATGTGTCAGTATATCCTGTTATATAACCATTCGGATTTGTACTATTGTAAGGTGTATAACCTAACGCATTAGTAATTTGTGATTGTGTTAATCCTGTTAAATTTGAACCATTTCCATATATTGTACCTCCTGATATTGTAGTTGCAGATAAGACACCATTAATTGTTAAACCAGACAAAGTATTAAATGATACATTAAATGTACCACCGGTATTATTTATAAATGTAAATGTATTATTAGAATATGTCGCACCCGTTACTCTTATATCTAAAGGTAAATTTTGATAAGTTGTTGCAGATATTGTTGTTGCAGTTATACCATTTGCATTTGTTCTAAAACTAGGTGTTATAATTGTTGAACCGCTAAATGTACCATCGGCCATAATAAATGATGTCACAACACCTGATGAATTTTGACCTTCAATTAAGTGTGTAATACTATCAGCGTTTCCAGTTCCATTCTTAATTGTTAAACCATCGAGTGTTGAATTAATAACAATTTCAGGTGTTGACGAATTATCGTACGCTTGTTGAAGTGTAGTTGTTGAAATTCCAGCTGAACCACCAAATAATTCACCAAATTTTGAAACAAATTTAAATTGTGCATCACCAGTATCGGATAAATCTTTAGCATCTTCACGAACCGTCAATATACCAATTAAAATACCGTTATCTCTATTATTTGAAAACTCAACAAATGTTTCAGTATCTAAACCAGCTATTGCATTTGCCATACTTGA